CTATGCGTGAAAGATATGACCAATGGAAACAAAAGGTTTATAGTAATTATGTTCGCACTTATGAATTACAAAAAGGTCTTACAGGACAAGATTCTAAAGTAGATATTAATGTAAATGCTGCTTATTATACAACTCTTAATACTGTTTCAGACCCAAATCAATATCCTAATATTGCTGATGCAGGATTTGATGTTGATAAAAATAGTCCTAATTATACTCCTTTAGTTATGGTCAATACTGAGGGACATCTTATAGATGAAGATGGAAATGATTATGGACTTGCTGATATTAGTATAGGTAATTACTCTACTGGATTTCTTGTACATAATAAAGATGATGTTAAATATGTTGCATATTTTAATAGAGCACAAGAACTTCATGGAGGAGATTTATATAAAGCTGTTCGTAGTGAAATAGCTAATCTTATTACTAAACAATTATATAATACTGTAACCGATACTCATGATGCTAATTTTGATGAAATAGTAAATAAACTTATAGAATTATTTAATCCTAAAGGAGCTTTTATATTTAATAATTTTAAAACTACTTTACTTGTTGATAAAGCTAAAAGTTTTGCTACTATTGCTGTAACAGATAATGCTGGTAATAAAACTAATCTTATTACATTCTATCTTAGAGATAGTAATAACGTTACTAATAGTAACGCCATAGGTTTGTATATTCCTCGTCTTGGTAGACAAGTTCCTATAACTTCTTTAAAAGGTACTAAACTTAAAACTGGAGAAATTATTAGTGAACAAGAAGTTAGAGATTCTCTTAATGCAGCTATTGAAAGTAGTATGACATCTTTTAAACTTAATAAAAGTTTAGATGTTCTTATGAATAGAACTACTGGTGGTGCACAATCTCGTTATTATCGTAGAGAAAACGGTAAATTCATTATTAATCTTGGTGGAAAAGATTATACTTATGAAAATTATGGAGATTTTATGCTTCAAAATAGAGGATTTAATACTAATGTAGACGGGTCTAATGGTAGTTTTGTTACTGGTCATTTAAATGAAAATCGTATTACTATAGATACTTCTGTTAGAGATACTACTCAAGATGTATCTCCTGAAAATACTTTTGTTAGTGATTTATTATTTAATAATAAAAATCCTAATAGAAAAACTGTAGATACTAAAGATGTATTAGAAGCCGCTGGTGTTCCACAAGAGAAAATAGATATTCTTCTTGGTACTAATTCAGGTATGCCTATTGCTTCTAAGAAAGTTAAAGCGAGTACAATAGATGATGGTACTACTAATGCTTATTATGATACTGATGATAATACTGTTTATATTACAGCTAAAGGTGCTGCTGCTATGAATAATAATCCTACAAATGCTATACGTCTTATACTTCATGAAAATTTACATAGATTATTTCATAATAAACGTAATTATACTGATGCTCAAAGACAACGTATAGTTAGTGAATTAAGAGAAGTTTATGATTATACTCGTGCTCAACTTGAAAAAGATAGAGCAAGTGGTAAAATAAATGAAACTATATATAATGCTATAAGCAGAGTATTTGATAAAGCTACTGTTTCTGATAATGAACAAACTCGTATGGAAGAGTTCTTAATGGAATGTCTTACTCAACCTGTTATTGTAAATTATCTTAATAATACTGATTATCATTCTGAAGCTATTGTTGATGGTATTCCTCAAAAGTCTAAAAGTATATTCCAAAAAATTATGGATATTCTATTAGATTTGTTAGGTATAAATACTAATCGTATTAAAAATAATAGTATATTAGCACGTGAATATATAATACTTAGTAGAACTGCTAATGCTACTGATGCTGGTCTATTTGCCAGACCTGCTGCTACTGAAAATACTTCCTCCCCCGTAGAGGGAACACCTGCACCTAAACCTGCTACTATAACTGATAATACATCTGAAAAACTTGCTAAAGTTCGTCAAGAAATTGATGATGTTCGTAAAGGTTTTGAAAGTCGTATTAAACGTAGTGAAAACTTTGCAGAAGACCATACTTATCTTATAGACGGTACACCTGCTGAACTTAGTGTTACTCAACGTTTGCATGGTAAACGAGATATTGGCGTTTGGGGAACTCCTGCTTCGTTATTAGGAAATACTGCTGATGATGCCGCTCGTATATTCTTTGAAAATGATGGACATATTCCTGAAGGTCATAACATACCTAATGTTACAGAAGAAGGTCGTGCTGAACTTGAAAGAGATTTGAATAAAATAAAAACTTATCTTGATAAAAGATTTGGCAAAGGTAAATATGGAGTTATTACTGAAGAGTTTCCTATAGGTGGTGTTATAAATGTTAATGGTGAAAATAAAACTATTGCAGGTACTATGGATATGATAGTATATACTGCTGATGGTGATATTTATATATTTGACTTTAAAACTAAAAGACTTGGTACTGGTTCCGGTGAAATAGATGATATTACTGTAAATGGTTATAAACAACAAGTTAATATATATAGACAACTAATAGTTGCTAATAATCCTAATCTTGCTGGAAGAGTTAAAACCGGTGCTCTTATTAAATTTATTACTGATTATCCTGCTCCAACTGGAGATGTAGAATATCAAAAACATCCTACTATTCCTAATCAATTACAAGTTAGAGAAAGTAAAGATGAAGAATTTGTTAATATTCAAGATTCTTATGTAGATTATTCAGCTCCTTATTTCTTTGGTGATGAAGACTTTGAAAAAGCTCATATAATTAATGTTGAGCAGCAAGATTTTGTTGATGAAATAAATGCTCTTCCTGAACAACCTAAACCGTCTGAACCAACTGGAGATATTGCAGGTAGTGAAATGATACAAGAACCTTCTGATGGAGATTTTAATGCTGAAGATTATGATTTTGAAGACGATGATTATACTACCGATGATTTCGATATTGATGATACAGTTTTCAAATCTACTACTGATTTAATAGAAGTTGAAAGAAAAGGTACTACTTCTACTGAAATTTATGCTACACCTGTTGCTAATGGTGCTACTGATAATGCTTATGGTATTCAAGTTGTCAATGATATAAATAGCTATGTCGATAGCTTTCCGAGTCAATATCGTACTGATATTAAGCAATTATTAGCTGATAATGAACTAAATTATACTTGTCAATAGAGAATATAAGCTATTACTATATTGTAGATTGTGGAGCTGAATTTAGCTTCATAATCTACAATATTTTTCCAAAACAACATGTTCGTCTTAGTGATGAATCTTAAGAAATTGAACAAGTTATGAAATGTACAATTAATGATGTTAATCTCTCTTTTGATGAGGGAGGTCGTCTTCGTGAGACAATTTTTAGAGTTAGTAAAACTGATACTAACAAAGCGGTAGTTCTTGCCGGACTACTTAATAATGCTGATTTCAAAAAGTTTCTTCTTGAGAATATTACAGATGGAGATATTCTTAAAGGAGAAACTGTTTTATTTAATCTATTTACTAATAAAGATTATGTGAAACTTAATCAAAATAAATTAGGTTCTCTACTTAATGACTTTTATAAAGACACTTATCTTAGTGTAGATAATAGTCGTACTGTTAAAGGAATGGGAAGGCTTGATGGTTTCACTTCTGCTGCTGCAAAAACAGTTGGTAAGAATTATACTGCTTCTCTTATTATTAATGAATATAGAAAAGAACTCGTAAAAGACCCTAAAGCTCGTAGAAAACCTTTGCAAATTATTGCAGATGTTAATGACAAGATGTTAGATACTTTCTATAATCGTATTAATGATTTTACTACATATCTTATTAATAAAGATACTTCTCCTAATAGAGCTAAAGAAATGGCTCAACAATATCTTGAATTTGTTAATAAATTAAATGAAATTAATGAACTTAACAAACAAGATAATGAATTGCTACAAACTCTTCAAAATAGAAAGGATGAGTTAGAAAAACAAATAAAGAAATATAATGCTGATGGTAAAAATGCTTTAAAAGAAGGAAATAAAGAAAAAGCAGATGCTGCTAAAAAGAATAAAGAAGAAACCGAAGAAGCTCTAAATAGAGTTAAAGAAGAAGGTAGAAATATTGAAATTGTTAAAAAGCAACGTAATCAAAATGGTGCTGTTATTTCTCGTCAAAGATATGCTATTGCTCATAATATTGTAACTTTATTTGCCGATAGTTACGAAGATAAACAAGGTGTTAAACTTCGTAATTACGCTAATTTAATTATTCAAAGTAGAGCTAATGCTGATTCTTGGTATTTCCAAGTGTTTAATACTAAAAATATGACTTCTGTTGTTAAGGAGTTTAATAAAGTAGAAGATATTGAAGAATTTATTGAAGCTCAAGACGAAAACAATGATATTCTTGATAGTAAATATAATGAGAATAATATAGACGAAACTACTAAATCTTGGGAAGATAATCTTTATAAGAACTTTAATCAAACGATTAATGGTAAACTTAGAATGATTCTTTCTACTATTCCTAAACTTTCTAATAAGTTTAATCCTAATGATACAGTTCAAGCATTAGATACTGAAAATGAGCTTGGTGTTACTACTTATATGGATGCTCAATATTTAACTGTTCAAATTTATAGTTTTGGAGATTTTAGTAGTGTAAATGCTCTTATTAATAGTCTTGATAAAAAAAGTCAAACTATTAAAGCTCTTTATGGTTTAGGACAATTAGTTAATATGATGAAACAGCATAAAGATTTTGCTAATTTTGTTTATGCTAATTTTGCTAAGCCTATTGCTAATAAAACAATGCTTACTATTTCAGATATATCTAATGAAAATGGTATTGAATTTGATTATAGTAATCCTAATTCATTTCCTGTTGCTGAAATGGTATTTAGAATAAGTAATAAAATTCGTGCTACTTATAATTCTACATATAATGCTGCAGATGTTACTGTTCTTAGTAATATTTACAAAGACTTTATAAAGACTAAAGACAAAAATGTTCTTTCTAATGAACTATTCAAAGTAGTTAATAGATATTTCCCTAATTTTAATAAAGAAGTATTTAATAATTATTTTGATAATCTTTCTGATGGAGAAATACAAGATTCTGTAAACAGTCTTATTCGTAATCTAACTACTGTTATTAATGGTATTGCTTCTCTTAAGAAAACTATCAACGATAGAACTAAAGAATTAGATGCTGCTTATAATGTTAGAAGAGAACAATATAATAAAGATGTTGCTGCTTATAATAAACTTTCTGCTAAAGAAAGAAAAGATGTTCCTAAACCTGAATTTCCAAGACATGAATATGTAGATTATGCTAATTATGATTTAAATAAACAAATATATTCTGGTATTATTGGTTTTGCACAACAAATAGCAAACTATACTGATTCTCGTGCTCAACTTAATTCTACTAATGCTGAAGGTAATAGTGCTTCAAGTGTTCTTAAAAATTGTTTTATTACAAGATTTTTTGACCAAATTATGGCTAAATCTGAAACTGATTCTAATGCTGGTCTTAAAAATCTATTAGCATATATTACACAAGGTACTAATGATGGTAGCGATAATCAATATTCTAATAATCCTCTTTTCTTTGGACTTAAAGATGAAAATGGACATGTCATCGAAAAAGGAATGTTTAATCGTACTGCTACTGGATATGAAATAAATGATAATGCTAAAGATATTCTTAAACATAGTCTTTTTGATGGTACTAAAAATACGCAAGATATTAAAGCTGCTAATTATGCTTCGATGAGTAAGCTCGATTTCTTTATTACTCAATATATGGCATTTAGAGATAGTACAACTGAAATGACAGAAAATGGTAAAATTAAGAATATTGGTAATCTTAATAGTGCTGTTTATTCTATGCGTATTGGTTCTGATGCTCCTAAGATTTTCTTTATTCGTGCTCCTCGATATAATCGTAATCAAGTTCAATATGCTATTTATGGACATTTAATAGATGAATTTAATATGTTCATAAAAGGTATCAATAAACTATTTGTTCAAGAAGGAGAAACTGTTATTAATGGAGAACGTGTTCCTATATTTAAAACTCGTACTGATGTAGATAATCTTATTGGTAGAGCTTTCTTTAACGAAAGAACCGCTGATAAACTAAAACAGAACGGAGAAACAGATATGACTTCTGCTATTGTTAAAGATGGCAAATTACAAGGTAATCTATTTAAGTTTCTTCGTCTATTTGAAGTTAATGGTTATAATGCAAGTAAAGAGATAGAAAACATACTTTCCCTCTACGGGGGAGTAGGTCAGTCTGGTATATTAAGTCTTGACAATGACGGCAGACTTAGACTTAATCCTAATAATATTGTCATTTATAATCCTTCTACTCAAAAGTTTGAATTTAAACTTACACAAGAAAAGAAAGCTCAACTTAAACAAGTAGTTCGTGATTGGACTAATAATTTTCTTATTGAATCTAAAGGTCGTACTGCTGGATTTGTAAAAGTTCTTAAAGATAATAATATTCCTTTTGATGAAAGAACTCTCGATGATTTTCTTCTTAATTCTGCTAATATGAATATGAATTATGATGATTTGTTTGAGGGTGATTATAAATATTATAACGGTGCTCGTGATTTTCTTAAGCGTACTAAAGAATCTCAAGCTGGTGGAGATGGATATTCTGGTTATGATGTTACTGAAAAGTTTAATCCTACTCTTCACGATTTAGAGTGGAATGGTTCTCCTGAAGCTATTACTATTGATTCTAAAGTAATGGATGAAGATAACTCCCCCGTAAGGGAACCTGTTATTATCAATGATAAACCTCTTATTGCTAAAAATGGTTTTAGAGGAGTTACTATTTATAATACTGTTAAAGCATCTGATTATGTTGATGATTTACAAAAAGAACTTGAAAGCATTTTTATTGAGCAAGGAATGAGTAAAGAAAACGCTCATAATCGTTCTGTTAAAATTGCTTCTGGTTATGGTTTTGCTGGAGGTGATAGGACAAAGATTAATGATGCTCAATCTTATATTACTCTTGAAGAATTTATTAGACGTAAACATGCTGATGGTACTATTGAAGATTATGCTGATTTAATTAGACAGCTTCTTGATGATACTCCTGCCGAACAAATAAATCTTGATGAAATCAATGCTCGTATTCAAGTTCAAAAGAATTTTTATTTTGATAAAGTATTTGATAGTAATACTGGTTTATTCTATCCTCGTCAAATTAAAAATGCTGAATTTGTTCTTATTCCTAAACTTCTTCCTAAAGATAGTCAGCTTAGAAAGATACATGATTGGATGCAAGCTAATAATATTGGACAGCTAAATACTGCTGAAACTTCTAAAGCTGCTAAAAAGAATGTATTTACTATTTGGGATGCTAATACTGGAGATTTCAACGAAGATTTTGCTAATAATTTTAATGAATCTTATGTTGAAAATTATTATTATCAATATCTTTATAAGCAACAAGATGTTCCTCAACATATTATGGATGAACACAATAAAGCTGGTGTTCAGATTATGAAGAAAATTATTGATAATATAGTTAATGAAGAAGATGCTAATAATCCTAAACGTAAACAATTAGTTACTTGGGCTAATGAATATCAAAATGCTTATACTGCTAATATAAAAGAAGATTTTAATAATTTTCTTGATGCTATGGGATGGTCTTATGATACTAAGACAGGTACTATTGTAAATTCTGATTATGCTACTACTGATATGTATGGAGATAAACTTCCTGACGATGTTATAGAAACTAATAGAACTACTCTTAATTTTGATAATTTCTATACTCGCGCTCGTGAGGAAGCTGCTCGTTTAGGTATGGATAGTAACTTTATGGAATATCTTATACCTGATGAATTTGGTAATCCTACTATGCCTAATTTTATGAATATAGTTACTGCTAAACTTGAAAGTGTAGCACAATCTATATATAATAATAAAATTACTCGTCAAGTTCTTCCTGGATGGCATGCTGCTCAGATTACTGGTGTTGGTTATAGTAAACGTCTTAAATTTGACCCTGAAACAGGAGTTATGGAAGTATATCTTCCTCGTTGGAGTAATCTTATTCCTAAAACAAATAGCGTTGAAGAAGAAGCTGCTCTTATTAAACAGATGGAAGAAGAAGGACTTGACATTCATATAGGTTACCGTATTCCTACTGAAGGTAAACAATCTATATCTATACTTAAAGTTGTAGGATTTACTAATGATGCTCTTGGTTCTACTATTGTTGTTCCTGACGAGTGGGTTACACAGACTGGTTCTGACTTTGATGTCGATAGTGTTTATGGTATTAGTTGGGAAATGTATTCTACTAAAGATAGAAAAGGTAATATTTCTCTTCATAAAATACCTTTTGAAGAAGATACTATTGATGAACAAAATTTGTATATTCGTTATGTAAATAACGCTATTGATGCTAAAATTAAACGTACTGAAATAGGTCAAGAAATTGAAATTTCTATTCAAGAAATTAAAGACAGACTTAATTTTGTTAATGAACGTGGAGAACTTAATGAAGAATTTCAAGATATTGATACTAATCGTAATAAACTTTTTAAAGAACTTCCCGGTTGGGCAAGAGGTATTTCTGCTGATATAGACAGAGCTGCTAAACGTAAAGCTAAAAAAGATAAAACTATTGTTGTAGATATTAGAAGTACTTATCCAGAAATTAGTAAGCAATTTTTAGATTATCTTGAAAAGCATAAAGTTCCTGAGAAAGATTCAAATACTGTAAAAGAGTATGTAGATTATCTTACAGGACTACTTGATATTATGAATCGTCAAGATGGTTTACCCGCATTTGATAAAGAAGCTTATCAATCAGAAAAAGCTGAGGCTATCCAAGCTATTGTTAAGAAAGCTAAAGATGCTAATTTTAAAAAATATGAAGAAGCTGCTAAGGAAACTGGTATTATGAGTTTTGAAGAATGGTCTAAACAACCATTTGTAGAAAAACTTGATAGACGTGCTCGTAATAATTATATTATTGATAGAATGATTAAGATTATGAATGACTCTACTTCTCGTGAAGAACAATATGGTCGTTCTAATTTTGATAATATTACTAATGGTAAAGATGGTGCTAATGATATTATTGATAAAATATCTGGTGTAGCAAGTCGTCCTCGTAGCCCTTATAATCCTCTTGACCAATTAGATTATTTTGAAGATGCTATGGGTGGTGCAAGACTTAAAGCACTTTCTGTTAATTGGGATACTTTTGTTTCTAAGAATAATCGTATTAGAGCTTTTCTTGACGATAGCGATGTAGTTCAAGTAGTATTAACTCTTGGAGAAAAATCTGCTGATGACAGTGTTATTAGTTATAACGAAGATGAAATTAGAAAGAGTTATGCAGAAGATATAAGCGATTATGAAGATAATACTTCTGATAATGCTGTTGATAAAGAATATCTTATGTATTCGAGAGGTAATAAAGAATTTACTATTAGAGAGTCAAGAATTAATGAACTTAAACCTCTTATTGATAATTTAGATAGCGATTATGATTTAATTACAATTCCTTATCGTGAATTTGTTAAATATAATACTAAGGTATCTACTTCTGATGGAACATATCTTGAAACTAAAGACGAAATAAAAGATTTTCTTCTTAGTGTTCTTGATAAAGAATATGCTGATATGCCTTTTAAGAAAGGTGAATTTTATATTACTAAGACAATGTATGAACTTCTTCAAAGAACTACTCCTGAAGAATTTATAGGTATTCTTAATGGTTATGAAACTTTAACTACATATGATGATGTTGAGTTTATAGATAGAACTATTACTAATGACATTATTAATAAATTTCTTAGCAATGAACAATATACTGAAAAAGATTTAATAGATGCTATTAATAATACTACTAATAATGAAAGATATTATGATAAACTTTCTCATATTAAAGAAGGTAAAAGAATTGCTTATACTACTAATATAGCTAAAGAAGTTATTGATAATAATGAACTTAAACAAACATATCCTAATGCTTATGAAGTACTTCTATCTAAATATAATGAGAAAAATGGAATAACTGATGTTCCCTCTACGGGGGAGAATACTAAAAATAAACGTATTCTGTTTACTGCTCGTCGTCTTGGTTGGAGTCGTACTAATCGTAATCTTGTAGGAGACCTTGTTACTACTTATACTTCTCAAACTACTGCACATCACCTCGATGCTGTTAAAATGGGTTCTGTGCCTAATGTTGATGAATTTACTTTTAGTACTTATAAATTCCTTTCTACTCTTGGTATAGACTTTGAGAATGTTATTGGATTTATGAGACAGCCTGTTATTACTAATCTTGTTGCTAATAATAATCTTATTAAATCTACTTTTGTTAGTAGTAGTAATCAAGCTATTAAAATGACTTTAGCTGATATTGCTAACAAATTAGGTTTCAAGAATGGCAAATATGATATTAATTATAATACTTCTAATAATAAGATTATAGATGCTTTCAAAACTAATGCTGCTTTTGTACAACAGTTTAATAATCTATTTGGAATTGATATTAGTAATATGGATAATCAAGATATTATGAATATCAAACTTCCTTTAGATAAACAACGTATGTTTACTCGTATTAAACGTGCTGCTCAAAATAAAGGAGATATTGTTAGTAATGCTGCATTTGATTTTGGTATGTTACTTACGTTTAGAAATATACAAAGAAGTGCTGAAAAAATAAATAGATATATTTCTGCTACTGCTGCTGATAAGTTTGGTGCTAAACCGAGTATTCATGAAACTCGTAGAACAGTAGAACTTATTAATGAACTTAGAAGTGATTATACTTTGAGTAAAGAAGGTAAATCTTTTATTGAACTTATATATCCTTCTGCTGATGAATATCATAGTAGAATAGATGTAGAAAATTCTGAATATAAGTCTATTGCTGCTGTATATGCTTATGCTACTAATCCAAGTCTTCAAACTAATACTAAATTATTTATTACTGAAAATGATGATTTTGATATTACTGAACATATTATTCAACAAACTATTCACCATAAATTTACAGAGCCGGAGTATAAAGAATATAAAAGATATGCCATTTCTTGTTTATATAATGAGATAGAAAAGCTATTAACGCCTCTTACGGTAGATAACAAAGGCAGAATTATGCCTAATACAGAAGCCATAAATCAAACCAATGAAGAGCTAAAAACAGCTAATGATTATTGGAACGAAGAAAGAAGTCGTATTTGTGGTTATGGTGTTGCTGTTGATGGTGATTTTGATATTAAGAATGTGAACAAACCTACTAAAGCTGATATTGATAAATTCAGTAAACTTACTCCTGCTCAAAAAGTATTATTTATTCAGAAACATTTTCCTGACAATCAAGGTATATTTAATTATATTAAAATTACTCTTCTTAATAATACTGATGTTAAGTATAGAGGTATTAGTAGACAATATCTTTCATTTGATGACCAAGTAGATAATGTAGAAGATTTACTTTATTTATTTACAAGTAGTTTTTCTAATAGAAATCCTATTATAAAACTTGCTGCTATTGATTTAATTAAGTATGCTTTTATTGCTGAAGGTTTTAATTATAAGTCTGGATATATTTCTAAAATTGTCCCTAATGAAACTCTTTATAAATCTATTGAAGAGGGAGGTCTTGATATTATTGATGAACTAAAATCTCGTGTTAAACAACTTCCTTATACAATGAGAAGTGAAGAATTTATTGACCAATATGTTCGTAGTCATTCTGATATTATTCCTATTAAACGTCTTCGTCCTTTGCCTAAAAAAGTATTTAATCAAGAAGCTTTAGAAGAAGTTTATAGTAGATATAATGAAAGTACTCAATTCTTAGCTTCTATGCGTTCTGATAAATTAGTTCATATTGATGCTACTGTAGATAATTCTAATGTTGAAGGTCTTATTAGTAGTCTTGATTTATTTAGACTTGCTGGAGGTTATACTAAAATAGCATTTCCTATTGATGAAAATCATAGCAATACTGTTCTGTATAAAGTAGAAGGTCGTAATGAAGTATTAGACCTTAAAGGTAATGTTGTTGCTTACAAAGATTATTTCTTAGTTCCTCTTAATCTTCTTGATAAGTACGAAACTTATGAATATTCTTATAATAAAAATTATAATGTTTTCAATTCTAAAGAATATTATGATTATACTATTCAAGAATTAACTCGCGAAATGACTTCTGCTCGCGATGCTATCTTTGACTTATATGAACATAGAACTGATAATGATAAAGAAGCTGCTAAATATAGAACAGCTAATGCTAAAATAAGAAGTAATGTTAATAAAAACATACCTTCTGTTCGTATGCCTATTAGTGCTTATAAGTCTGCTGAGATTAATCTTGCAGATAATAAAGATGGCTTGATGGAACTATATGACGGAGGTGATGATTTTACTAAAGGAGGTGTACAAAAACTTGTTGATGGTATAGTAGCCCATGTTAAAGATACTGAAAATAATTTCTCCACTCCTTATGTTCAGTTTAATCCTAACATTAGTCTTAAACGTCTTATTCCTGTTGGTTCTGCTGTTACTCAAAATATAGTAATGAATGACGGTAGTACAATGAATGTTACTATTGCACATCATAAAATTACTGATAAATTCGGTAGAGAAATTGAGCAAATGATGCTTGGTCATACAGATGCAGGTGTTTACGCAGAAGCTATTAAAGAACTTAATGCTACTCAAACTCTTATTAAGAATGCAGATATTTATAGAGTTACTAAAACAAAAGAGAGTCCTAAACAACTCAAAGATAATGCTTTAAAAGCTGCTACTGATTTGATTGTTGATACTGATAATTCTTATGAAGCTGGCTCACGTCAATTCCCCCGTAGAGCAAAGATTGATGTTATGTCGTCTGCTATTATTAATGAAATATCTTATGATGCTCGTAAGAATAATACTCCTATTGCTAATTCTTTTATACATGAACTTGAACGTTATCATGTAAATAGAAATATGGGTAGTTCTATTGTAGAAAATCGTGGTAATATTTATCGTGCTGCTGCAAGATATTATCGCTCTGCTGCAAATACTCTTATTAATAAACTTAACTCTTTTCAGATGCTTGATAAAGATGGCAATCCTGCAACATATAGTATGGATAGTGCTGAAATGTATGAAGCTCTTGCAGTTCATGACGAATATTTTAAAGAAGTAGCTGATATTATATTAAGAGGTATTACTTTTGGCAATCGTATTGCCGATATTATGAAACTTGATATTACTGCTGAAGATAAAGAAACTAAAGAAGCTGTTCAACAAATAATTAATAGTATTAATAGTATTAGACAAAATAAGAAACTTGCTGATGCTATGAATAATATTATTAATATTTATTTTAAGAAATATTCTACTAATCCTGAAATAGTTCGTGGTATTCTTGATTTACGTGAATCTTTTGGTGATTTAGATAAAATAGATGCACTTATTGCTGACCCTACTGACATTGATAATAATGAAACGCAAGTTATACTTAAACAAGTTTATAGTATGTTTGCTAAAGCAGAAATGTTTGATGCTCGTAATAATGTTAGAGAATGGAAAGAAAGACTTGCCGAAATAGAAGCAATGTCTGGTACTATGGATATTAATAAAGTTATTGATTCTGAAAGAGGTATGATTAGACAAGCTCATAATACTCAATTCCTTGAAGATAGACAAAAGGTTATTGATAATCTAAATGAAGCTTATAATAATCGTAATAATAGTCTTGCTGATTTTGAAAAATATATTCGTGCTAAATATGAAAGAGATAAGTTTATGTATGAAAATACAGAACAACATATTATGGATGAATATTATAAACAAGACCTTGCTCTTAGAGATGAAGTAATGCGTAAAGCTGGTTCTATATATTTTAAATATATGCAACTTAGTCAGCAACTTTATGATACTAATTCTGGTATTGAAGAAACTGATGCAGAAACTGCTAATCGTAAAAGACGTATTATTAGTGCGATGCATCAACTTCGTTCTGAAGTAGATGTTACTGGTGCTGAGAAATCTGAAGAAGATAAAAAGAAAGCTCGTGTTCTTGATAATTTTATTACTGAAAGACGTAAACTTATTGAAAAGTATTTTGATTCTCAAGAATATGATGGTTTCCAAGAAGATTATAAAAGATATAAGAATTATATAGATTCTTATGATGCTACTCATAAATATGATACTCTTGAAAAGAAATTTGCTGATGATGTTCAATATAAAGAAGCTTATGATTGGATTAAAAATAATGGTCGTGTAGCTTTTGGTAAAGAAGAAAGTATTAAACTTCGTCAAGCATTTAAAGATCTTACTGGTAGAGTTAATGTTATTAAGAATAAAACTATTGCTCAATTAAGGAGTGTTGAAGGAGCTATTGATGAATCAGGTATGATTAATCCTATGAAACTTACTGATGCACAAATTGCTCAAATTAGAAATGAAGAATTGTCTGATTTAGCAAAACTTTATGACAATAGTTATGGAGAAATGATTCTTATTAAAGATACTCCTAAAGATGTTCCTTTAATGTATCCTCGTCCTAAGAAGAAAAACAATGACGAAGATATTTATGCTGAACTTAAATACAAAGATAATGCTGCAAAAGTAGTTATTATTACTGAAATAAATGATATACTTGGTAGATGTATTGATAAGAATACTGGACATTTAGATATTGCTACTTTATTTAATAATGATATTGTTTCAGATGAAGAAAGAGTTAGACTTGCAAGTCTTTATAATAAACTTAGAAATCTTCGTACTGAAAAAATGAGACGTTATAAGAAACGTAAGAATAAAGTTTATGAAGATGCTACTAATGATGTTGCTTTTCTTGATGCTATGAATTATTATCGTACTAATTTACAAAATACTAAGCAAGGTAAACAATTTTTAGATATATTTACTGAACTTGATAATACTGGTAATATAGTTGCTAATTCTTATATTTATGGATATAAAATTCCAAGTGAAGAATATATTGATGATGCAAAAACTGCTGCACGTGATTATATTGAAAAGAATGTAGATTTTGTTCCTAACGAATATTATTATATTGCTAAAAGACAAGCCGAAGAACAAGGAGCTGAAGCTTATGATAAATGGTTTAAACTAAATCATGTTTATAATCCTTATTCTCATAAATGGGAAGCTCTTAAAATTTGGACTAAACTCGAAGCTAAACCTAATAGTGAACTTGCTAAGTCTATTCAGTATGTTCCGTCTTTTGATAATATGGAACGTAATGTTAAATCTGAATATATTAATCCTAAATATAAAGAGTTTAGTAGTAACTATAAAAAAGGTAATCCTAAATATGATTCTAATATAACTCTTAATGAAAAAGAAGAAGCTCTTAGAGAATTATATATTACTACATTAAATAAATATGCTACTACTTATCAAGGAAAACGATTTGTTGGACAAGGATATTTACCTCGTGAACGTAAAACAGAAGTAGATACTCGTTGGGCTATTGGACAACTTGGTGCTCTTATGGGTATGAGTTGGCATAGCGGAGCTGATTCTGATAGTTTCCATAAAGAAGTTGATTATAGTCATGATAGAGAAGCTGAAATGAAAATGCTTTCTTTACTTAAAGGTAAAGGTACTCGTGATTATAAACATCTTCCTATAAAAGGTACTATGAGTGATGAAGAATATGCTAAAGAAGTTGCTAAAGTTCGAGAAGAAAATAGACAAATTAAAGCTGAAAATGAAAAAATAGATAATGCAGCTTTGAATAGAAATTGGAATGAAGTTATGGAGAACTTTGTTCATAATGCTACTATTTTTAATTCTCGTCAAGCAGCTAAACCTTATTTATATCTTCTTCTTGAAGACCTTTCTGTTAATAATGCATACATGATTAAAGGTATTTGGGGTAAGAAACTTATTAAAGATACTTCTTCTTCAACAGATGATGATACTACTTACATGACAGTTCCTCAAACTCGTACTCGAGAAATTGTTCATAATCTTGCTCGACGTTTGCTTTATAGTCAATATCATGAAAATAATACACCACGTGCTATTGCTAATTTCTTACAAAATCTTACTTCTGCTAAATATATGGTATTTAACTTGTATGGTGGTGTTGCTAATATAACTACTGGTAAAGTAAATATTGCTGCTGAAGAATTTGCTAATGAATATTTTGGTTTCTCTGAATTTGCTGCTGCTGAAAAACAATACTTAATGAATAGTGTTGGTATGATTGCTTCTATGTATTCGGATAAAGCTCCTACTCTTACTGCTGCATTTATAAAGCAATTTAATGTTGTTGAGTTTGACCAAATACTTCAATTTGGTGCTGGTAGTGCAAATCTTGATGAAAGTCTTAGAAGAGTTCGTAATTGGATGTATAGTTTTCAATCTGTTGGTGAACATTATATGCAAAATAGCGTTCTTCTTGCTATGCTTAAATCAAATAGATTATATACTGATAAAAACGGAGTTCAACGTATAGGAGATTTTAAAGATTATACTTGGAATATAGAAAGAGAAGCTATGGAACAAGTATTAAAAGATAATGAAATTCTTCTTACTAATTATAGGACTTATGTTGAAGGTCTTAAAGATGCTATTGAACTTAAATATGAAATTAGTACTAATAAAAAGGATTTAAATAGAAGTTTCCTTTATAGTCTTAGAGATAATATTAATCCTGAAACTCAAGCGTTATATCGTAAAACTGCTGAGGCTTATCATAAGAAAAGAGAAGAGCTTATGAAAGATGCTAAAGAACAGTTTATAATTAATCCTACTGTTGAAAGTCTATATGAATTTAAAAACGGTGAAGCTGTTCTAAAGAAAAGCGTTATAGATAATTTTAATGCTAAAGGTAAAAATCCTATTGGAGATTTAGAACATCTTATTGCTGGATTTAAACGTAAAATAGAAGCTGTTAATAAAAAGATTCATGGTGTGTATGATAAAGATGGCGCCGCTCAAATAGAATCAAGATGGTGGGGTAGTCTTGTTATGCAATATCATAAACATCTTTATAATGGTATATTTAAACGTTGGAGAAAAAAAGGTTTTTATTCTGAATTTAGAGGTAGTCGTGAACGTGGTTCTTATATTACCATTATGGATTTTCTTGGCACTGAATTTACTAATTTTAAAAAACGTAGTAAAAATAAGCAAGAAAATGGTACTAATATAGCACTTGCTTCTATTCAAGTTGCTATGGAATCTGCAATTAATTCTCTTACTAATATTGCTTTTAATTGGAATAATCTTTCTAATTTTGAAAAATCAAACATAAAAAGAAATCTTGGAGATATTAGCGGAGTTCTTGTTGCCGCATTAGTAGTTATGGCTTTATATGGTCTATTCGATGATGATGACATTAGAGATGATACTTTTAAAGCTTCTCTTCTTTATCTTGCAGATAGACTTTATAGTGATAGTTCTATGTATAGTCCTATCGGACTTGTTACTGAATATAAAACAGCTTGGAGTAGTCCTATTGCTTCTGCTAATGGACCAAGTGATTTGCTTAAAGCTATGCTCATGATACCTCAAGCTCTATTTGACCCTGATTTTAATCCTGAATATCAATCTGGTCAATATGCTGGCATGAATAAGTTTGAAGTTCTCTTTAGACGTAATCTTCCTGCTATTAGACCTTGGGATAGAATACAACTTATTACTAAGAATAATAAATATTATAAAGTTGGAGAAAGTCAAATAGGAATTAATATTGCTAAAAACTTTGGAGAAATGCTGAATGAATAAATACTATTATTAGTGGTTGATTCCATGATAAAAAAAAGGCTCACGATTAGGATGTTATTCCTTCTCGTGAGCCTTTTCTTATTTGTGCTGATTATTAATCTATTGTTATAAATGATTATTATTTTGTAGTAATATTGCTGTTTTTAGCTGTTTTCTGCTTATTATCGAACTTTCTATTTTTATTTGTAATGTTGTTCGGTTTAGAATTATTAAAGCTAATTTCAGCTTTATTTTTCAGTATCATTATTTCAGCATGAATATTATCAATACGTTCATTAGTATCTTTAATAGAATTATAAAGTCTATTAAAATTAGAATTAGTAGTAACATTATCTTTACTATTACGATTAATAAAAATAGTAATATCACTTTTTACTTTAGCAATAAATTTTTCAGCAGTACATAATCTTCTAATAATATAATTATGATTATTAGATATTCTATTTAAGCATAAATAATTAGAAATAAGCAAGCCTATAACAATAGCAAAACTTATAATACAAATAACAGTTAAAGACGTCATAATATAAACATCTCCCTCTACGGGCAAGTCGAGGAGCGTAGCGACGAGTATTATTACAATCAGTATTAACAAAACTATGAACATATAAACCATTACAGACCATAATAGTATCACTACGCTTCGCTCCGTGAACTCCCCCATAGAGGGAACTTTATTCTAATTACTTATCTTATTGCTTATGTCCTTTAAGACCATCTTTAGCCCATTGCAGAACAAATCCAAGATGTGCCCAAAGAGATTTAATAACTTCTTCCATAGCATATTGCTTGCCAAGTTCTTCGTTATAATTCTTTGAGTCTACACAAGAACTGTGTCTAACAGTATCAAAACCAGTAAGAGTATGAGCATTAACAACAGTAGTTTTCTCACCCACAGTCATAACGTCTACATCAGTAATAAATTTCTCAACATCTTCTTTGAGAATCTTAGTACCATCATTCTTTTCATCCAGAACGAAATATGCCTCATCAGCAATTTCTTTAGGAGTCCAAGATTTATATCCATCAAGATATGTTACTTCATAACCCATATCATCAGGATGAGCATCGCCTGTCTTATAACCATGTTGCAGAGCCATACTTGCACGCATAGGTACAAGTTCTACCATTTTAATTCCAATAGCTTTCATATTAACCTTTCTTTACTTTAAAATTAGACATAAAATCATCAATAGTACGAACAAATATACTATATTCATTACTATATTTAGGACGATAAGTAATACAATGATACCAAGTACCATTAAATTTCATACGAGCAGAAGTATCAACTATTTCGTATTCTTTCTCTTTATTATTTACTAAACAAACAACTGTTTGTCCAGAAACAATTTCACTAAGTTTTATCATATTATTTTCCAGTTGAACCGAATCCACCAGCACCACGTTCAGTAGTACCAAGTTCTTCTTGTGTAGTTACTTCTTGCCAAATAATACGTTCACGATGACGAATAAGAATTTGAGCAACTCTATCACCTACTTGATATTCAGGGTCATCGTATTTATCTATTCTGCGATGAACAATCATAAGTTCTCCAGTATAACCTTCATCAAGAGTGCCAGGAGCATTTTGCATTACAGCATGAGTTTTAGTATTACTACTTCTCGGACGAATTTCCATTTCATAGTCTTCAGGAAGTCTAAAATGAAGTCCTGTATGATAAACTATACGTCCATCAGGTTTGTTTTCTACATGATGAACATAAACATCCATACAAGCGTCACTATCTTTACCGTAAGTAGGCAGTTTCACAGTATCATCTTCACGAAAAACTTTAATTTCTACTCTATCAAGTTTAGATAGTACATCACGCACCATATACTCCATGTTCTCATTATCTTTGTTATGAATGCCGAGAACAATAGCACTCGCAATAGTTTCTACAAGTTTACTCATTGTTTTATCAATTTAAGCAGCAATCAAAAGATTACCTGCAAGTTCAATTTTACGAGATTTATCTCCATAAAGAAGAGAATCCATTCTCTTAGTACCTTCGCTATTATCTACATTAGCATAATATCCAGTAACAGCACCATAAACCCCCCAAGCAGTACCAAGTATTTCTCTTTGTCCAGCACCGCTAAAATAGTAATTGTTCATTTCAGCAATAGTATTAACTTTCTTCATACTTATTTGAGAATCTTGAATAGCACGCCAATCTCTTGTAACAATTTGTCCAATAGTATGTCCAGTTTGTTTAACTCTAAATTGTTCATCTTCAGTAAGAATAACATTAGCAAATATTTCTTGAGCTTGAACATCATTCATTTTAATTTTCTTCATGAAATTATATTGTTCATTAAGAAATTGAATTTGACTATCACAAATGCCAAGAATTTCAGCAGCAACATCAATTTTCTGATGAACAGATTTAGTATGCCTAAAACTAACAAAATTAGAAGAAGTACGAATGGCAGCATTAAGAGTATTTTGACAAACAACTCTTATAGGAGTAAATAGAATTTTAACACCACTACTACCATCATGAGAAGTAGTAAATACAAGATAATTTTCTACTGGGTCTCCATCAACAAGAATATTCTTAGGAAGTTTAGCACTTACAAAAATACGTTCTCCATTACCAAAGAAACCAGCAGTTTGCCAAATGGCTTTATCTTTTCCAATAGCTCCATCAAAGAAAGTAAAAGCATCAATATTCTGGACAGGAGTATATCTTTCTTTTACAATTCCAAGAGGTATATTATAATCAGTACGATAAGTAGCATAAGCATTAGGACAATCTGCATAATTATTAGAGCCAAACACAAAACCTCCATTTTCAGGTTTATCAGTATGTATAGGCATTTTAGCAACAAGTTCACATTTAGCTACTTCCCAATCAAGACCAGCAGCAGACATTACATCTGCCGCAGTCTTACATTCTTCTACATTAACAGCACCTCTATATCTAAATGGTGCTCCTTTAACAGCGTAACTCATATCAGTAATTTATTTATTGAGTTTAGTGTATTTACGAAGATTATAATGTTTAACTTTTACAGCTTCATCTATAAATATAGGAACTTCATAAAACTCTCTTAGAGCTTTAAGTTTAGGTTCTCTATGGTCTACAACATAAATAGTAAAGCCATTATCATCTATTTTAGAAACAGGAATATTAACAATACTTTGGATATTAAAAGAATGTCTTTCAACAATATCTTTTCTAATTTCACATTGTTGAACAAATTCTCCAGTAACAACACCACCTTTAGAAATAAATATAGGAGTAGATAAATGACTTTCTCCATCAGATAATATATGAGGAGTATATTCTATTTGAGAATTAGTAGCAATATCATAAGCGGCACGAACATATAATTTATAAGCATTAGCATTATAAATTTTACCATTACCACAATGATAAATATGAGGATAACGTTTATTCTTATAGCATCCGTTAGTATTATAATCATGAAACTCATCATTTTTCAATGTAAGAGGACTAAGAATACCAACATTCCAAATCTTATTAATGCTATCAAGTATAAAATCAATATCCTCATCACGTTGAGGCTCAGTATCTTCTATAGCTCTAACAACTCTGATAACTTCTTCAAATCTATTACGTTTAAATTTGTATTCATCAGAATCTTTATCAAGAGAAGCCAATATAATATTAGCTTCTCTTTTAAGAATTATAGAAAGACCTTTATCTTCAGCAGTAGTATAAAAAGTAGCTTCCATATTTTATTTTATTTGTAGACTTTGATTAACTACTTCTTTAGCAATAGTAGGCATACTCGTTTCTTGTTGTTTAGCAACAGAAATAGCTGTTTTCCAATCATCTTTTACAGTTTCATTAGAAATAGTAGTATTGAATGGGGTCTTAGCATATTGAGAAAGAGCATCACCACCTTTACGGAATAGTTCATAAATAGACATAGTAGTATTAACACTAATACGCATAGTAGTCAAATCAGTAAGAGTAAAAGGTTCAAAATCATCACCTTTTTCTGCTTTAACATTAGCATTAATACAATCGAGAATACCTTGCAAATCAACATCTTCTCCAGTATATATAATACCTTGACCTACAAGTTCACGCACATAACGTTCAAATTCAGACAAGAAAATATTAACACGAGCCTCATCTACTTCAATAGACGTAGATTGACGAGAAAACAGTCTAAATTCAGGAAGTTCAATGAACATATTAGATTTACCATGTTCACCAAAAGTAAGTACAGCTTCAAGAGCAGCATTTTTCAGACGTTCAATACGATTCTTAAAGACAGTTTGTCTATCATTAAACCGTTTCTTTTCATCTTTAAGAGCTTTCTCATCAACTTCCCAAGACTTAATAGCCTTAACATAATTAGTAAGTTTCTCTTTTAATTCTTCTTGTTTAATTTGAAGAGCATCATACTGGTCATCAGTAATTTCACCTTCAGCTACTTCTACATCATTAAATATGCGAAGAATATCATTAGATATTTCATATAAACTTGCCATAACTCTTTAATGTTTATTGTTTTTAAGTTCTTCATACGCTTTACTTTCAAGCTCAGGAGTAACATCTTCAAGACGGATACCTTTTAAACAAGAAACTTGTTCCCATTTAATATTATAATCACAACTAAGTAATAATAATTCAGTAGAATCAGCAGAAACAGCCATAATCCAATCGTCAGGAGCAATCTCTACTTCAACACAAGGAATTACTCGTTTTGGCTTAGGCATATAACCTTTATCTATTTCATAATACCAAATATTACATATACCAAAGTAACGACCTGTAAGAACATTATCTTTATGTTCAAACAATCCGCCATGCCAAGTAAAACCTTTATCATTCTTTTCCCAAGTCTTAGTATCAAAACGATAAGTACCAACAGGATTTTTACTAAAAGCATCTATATCATGAATAGAACCATCAGGGTCTTTAAATATAGAACTTTTACGTTTATTCTGACAAGTACCATCTTTACTAATCTGATTCCATTCATCATCTTTAAAAGTAAGAGGAGAAATAATATCCCAACTACAAAGTTTTTCAACAAAATTAATTTCCCAAGGAGCAAAACTACCAGAATTACCATGAGAAGCAAACACAGCAACAGTTTCAAGAACTTGTTGATACATCCAATCGTTAGGACCACCTTCTCCATTACCATAACCGGCAAGTTTAAGTTCTTTAATAGCATGTTTACAAATATTATTATGAGCTATAATATAAGACATAGCTTTCTTATTAATAAGAGAACGCTTCTCCATCTTCTTTACATATCTTTTACTCTTTTTCATATACTATAATTATTAACTGTACGAACTTCAGTAGATTTAATCTTACCACAATGAGCACAACGAGAAACAATAACTGTTCCTATAACGTCTTTACGAACATTGGTAAGTTCAAGTTCTTTATAAACTTCAAATTGATGAAGTCTAAAGAAACATTTAACAGAACTATATTTACTCATAACTTAATAAACTTTTTTAGCAATACAATAACATTCAATTCCACCACAAAAATGTTTTATAAGAGGACAATAATTACAAGACTTATGTTTATTAGGAGTTTTAACTAACTTAAAAGTAGCTTTGTTATTACTAACAATATCATAAGTTTCATAATAAAAAGGTTCTCCTATTGGAACATCAAAATATTCTCCTACATAATCTTTATAAGAAAATATAGGAGAATTACCAGTATCAATCATTTAGTGAACACGTTTACGAGGATAATCCGCAAAATGATATTTAGGGTTAAGATAGCCATAAAGACGAGTTCTCTCCATAGGGGTCAATTCTTTATGTCTATCTACTTTATTTTGAGCATCAGCATACTTTTTATAAAGACGCTTAGGAACAAGAAGACGATATACTCTACCAGCACATTCTACATTCATGCCAATAAGACTTTTACGCATAACCTTAACTTTATAAGGAGTTTTATCCTTATAGTTTCTACCTTTTTGATTACTTGTGGAAAAGTTTCTGGAAAGACCTTTAAAAATATTCATAACTTTATTATTTAAATGTTTAACAATATATTAAGTAAATTCTTTAACTACTTTGATACACTCAGTTTTGAGTTTAGAACAAGGTTCTCCATCAATATCAGAAGGGTCTGCAATACTAAACCAACCATCTTCCGGAAGACGAAGAATAGGAGTACCACTTTTAGTACGGTAAACTTCATTACCCCACCAATTAATACATTCAAATTTAACTTCAACGAAAGTCATAACCAAGTTTAATTAGTTCTTGTCTAATCATACCAGCAATAATCTTAGCATTAGGATGAGGAGTACCAGTAGTACCATAATAACGTAAATCAAGAATAGCACGCCATTCGAGAATAGAATATGTATAAACGCAACGAGTAGCAGTATCAATAGGAAGAACACCCCTAGCATCTTGACGATTCATATCATATTCACTAATAAGAACTTTATAATTAATAAAAGAATCATTACAAGATTTAAAATAACAATATGCTTTTTGATGTCTTTTATCTCTATTAACCCACTCATTAAATATAGGTTCTTTATTAAAATGTTCAACAATTTCATCACTCATCCAATGAGGTTTACAAATAGTACCGTCTTCATAAACATAACGAGTAGATTGTTCGGCAATATTATTAGGACTAACTCTATTTAATTCACGAGAAGTACTAATTTGAGTATCAACACAAAATGTCCAACGAGCAAGATTTTCAAAAGCAGCTTGACAAGAATTAAATTCAACTTCACTAACTCTATGTTCATGAATATATTTCCATAAAACAGGATTATCTTTTTCTCTATCTAACATAAAATTAGTATTAGTAGCTACATATATATAATCATCACAAGTAATCCATTTGATATAAGGACTTTCTATATATTTATTAATAGCCATCCCAAAAGCACCTTGCCATGCTAATGCAGGAATCATAGCATATACAGTTTCATGACGAAACATACTCCAATGTTGACTATTAATAAGTCTCATAAAAGTAGCTTCATCATTACCAGTTTCTCGTTTATAACATATTCTTGCACAACGAGCAACATGAGCTTTAACATCTTCACCTTGTCTCCAAAGTTCAACTTTAGGCTGAATAATTTTCATATCTTATTTCTTATTAATAATAAATTCTACATAACTAAGAACTTTATAGAATAAAGCCATTTTAGTACCGTTATTTTCAATAACTTCATCAACACCGAAATCAATAGTTTCACTATCATGATTATCAGTATCTCCAGCATCATTGCGTCTTACTTCAATCACTCCCCCGTAGAGGGAATCATTACTAATTCGTAACGCATCAGCTTCATTAGCAAATCTAACATCAGGAACAATACAAAGCCTTCTACTTTCAGCTTTATCAACAATTTTATTAATAGCACATTTAATCCAAATATTATCATCAAGTTTATTGCGACAAACCTCTGTTCCAAAATATTGTAAAAGAGAACGAAGTTTAATACAAACTAACTTATCACTATTAACTTTAAGATACGTATTAAGACTAAAAGATTTAAGAGTATCAATATGCACAATAGTAACCTCGTTTCCGGGTCGTTGATTAGCATTTTCAATAAAATCATTAGTATTAAAACAATACCAAAGCTCATCTTTATACTTTCTATCATCAAAATATTTACGAGGAATATTATAAAGAATAGAAAGAATGTCTTTCAGAGGGTCAGCAAAATGAATAATTCTATCTTTAAGACCGGCATCAGAAATATGTCTTTTAAAAAGCCAATCTTGATATTTAGCTTTACTAACACCGGCAGCAAAAATATAATTAATCATACTTGCAACTGTATCTTTACCAGAGTTCTTAACTCCAGCAATACCTATAACAAAATTCTTCATATTCAAATATAGTAATATTATGTTAGAATAACTAATTTATTTTCAGAAAAATATTAATTATTATTTAAGCTATTTTTAGCTAAGTATGGCAAATCAATACAGTTAATCACCGAACTACATTCATTGCATTACATAGCTAAAAATAGCTGTTTTAGAGTATCTGCCACACATCACACAGGCTATCACTTTCGACATATTCAAATCGAACATTACCACGAGCAGCAGTTTCAGCAATAACATATTGTTTAACTTCATTATGTAGTATAGCTTTAAGACGACCATAATCATCTACTCTACATTTTCTACATTGAGCATCAAACTTTTTATCACTAAGTAAAAGAAAATATTCATAACATAGAGTATTAGGATTATATCTCTTAACTTCAACATAATATTTATATACTTTCTTAATAGCAGGACAAATAAAAAAGCCCTTACCGTCAAGATAAGGACTTTTTCTATCAGTAACAGGAGCAACTAACTCATATTGGATAATCATATATTAAAGTAAATGAACTTGTTTAATATGAAATGGTACATCATTTACACCACTACGTTCACCATAAGTAATAAATAAAACTTTACCAATAAATTGCTCTTTATTCTTAAGAACTTCTCTTTGGAAATCAAGAGTTTCGCTCAAATGACATTCAAAAGTAGCATTATTTACATCATTGCGACATAACAATAGAGGAATATCTGGACGTTTAACTCCTTCAGAATAAATATCAACAATTTTGAATTTGCCATCAGTAACAGCTTTAAACTTAATCATGCTTTGATTACGTTTGCCATATTGATATTCAGCATCGGGTTTACGCATAATAAGTCCTTCAAATCCTAATGCTATATAAGTATCTCTACAACGAACGGCAGTATCATTGTCATTGATGTCTAAATTAGGAAGAACAATAAGACGGTCTTTATTATTTAAATGAGCTTCTTTAGAAGTAAATGTTTTAACACAATTACCTTGACGAGAAAGAAGAAAATTCATTCTTTTATCTTGAATAGTATCTTCTATCGCAATATCATAACACCAATATTGCAAAAGTTTATTCTCAGCGCATTTAGGGTCTTTGACAAAATGATTAATTTCATTAACTGTATGACCTGGAAGATATATTTCTCCATCAAGAATATAGTTTTCATCAACCATTTTATCAAGAAGTTTATGGTCAAGAGCAGAAAGAAGATAATCTTCAAGATAACTTAGACTATTCCAATAAGTTCCCTCTCTACTTTGAAATTTTAGGCCAATAGGTTTAAACATATTACCGCTATTAACATAAGCACTAATAAAACATCTAAGACCATTAATCTTCCATTGACCAAGATAATAAGGAACTTTATTAAATAGTTTGTTATTTACATTATCATAAACTTTAGCAAGCATAGGAAGAAGACTTCCATCAGCAGTAGTACGATAAGCAGGCAGATAAGTGGATAGATAAGACAATAGTTCTCCCTCTACGGGCAGAGTAGTGTTATCTTTTAGCTCACTCAGAAGTTTATAACCAGCTTTACGTTTTGCAGCAATACGCGATTTAACTTCATCTTCCGGCTTTCTATGAGTATGAATAATATCACGAGTAATAGTTTTACCAACTATACCATGATACACTTCAATAGACGCAAAATCAAATGGAGTTGCAATCCATACACAAGGCTGACCAAAATTGTTACGTCTATACAGAGAAAGTTGATAATTAAAAGGATACATATTATATTATTTATTATCCGAAATATTAACTATAATAGCAATAACTATAAAAATTATCACATTAACGACAATCCAAAAGCTAAGACTTCCAAAACTAAATCCAGAAAGTCCATCATATTCAGAACCCATAATATTATTTCTTTTTAAAACTAAATGTCATAGCACTAATAGGAACTCCAGCAGACTTAATTTTAATAGACTTTTTACGTTCTTTCTTTTTAGGAGCATTAAGTTCTGCAAGTAAATCAGGATTAGAAGAATTAACTTCATCGCCAGTTCGAGCATTAATATACTGATATACTACTTCTCCGGTAAACATATCATGAGTAACATAACGAACATAAACATTAGGAGGAAGTTTTTTCTTCTTCTTACTTTCTTTCTTATTCTTAGTAGGAGGAATATAAGGATGTTCATATTCAAAAATAATATTATCTATATGTCTTTGAATAAGTTTATCAATATATTCATTATATAGTAATTGATTAGTAAGTTTAAGTAAATATCTATAATAGTCAGACATACGAGCTTTATAATTAAAATTGGTAGTAATCATAGGTCTGCCACAAGAATATTCAATAGTACAATTTAAATCTTTAATAAGATTATCAAGAATTTTACAAATATCATCATCAGTATCATACTCATGAGTTCTTTTAAATTCCATATAATCTATATCAGGATAATCAATATTAAGCACATCATTAGAAGTACTTATAGGATTATGATATGTTAGACTAAGAACGTTCCGATTCATTATCGTAATAGTTTATATTAGTATTTTTGTCATAATCATAGAGAAATATAATAGTATGATTAATATCATTGGCAGGACTATATTTCTTTATAGCAGCTTCATAAAAATTATTAGCTGTTTCTAAATCATTAGTAGCACATATAGTATCTCTATTATTATTAACAATAATACCAACTTCGTATCTAAACATATCAAAAGAATCGTCTTCAAACATAATATCATTTACGTTTATATACGATAATTCGTTGAGGCTTACCTATAAGAACATGACAATATTTAAACCAATTAATCAAGTTCCAAGTAGGAGCACCTTTAGCATGACCGTCAATAGTAGTAAAATTACCTTTCTCGTAATTGAAATTAGAATAAATCCAATTACCATCTTCATCAATAAGTTTAAACCTTTCTATTAAATCAAGGTCATCATCATTGTTGAAATCAACTTCTCCATAAAGATATATATCTTTAGCTGCAACTATAACACCATCTTTTCTTTCAAATTGAATAGCACCATAATACTTAGCAGATTTATCAATACGAAGTTCTTGTTCTTCAGTAATTGGTTCCATAACGACAGGAATGGGATATTTCTTAATAGTATCAATACGGCAAATCGTTACTCCATCCGGTCGTATCCCAAGTAGGTTTATTATCTTTTCTTTCATAATTAGATATATAATTAATTGTTTGTTTAATCAGATTAACAACTTCATCAAATCTATGCTTTGAAACAAGTTCAGCAAAATCTTTACAGCAATAAGCATTAGGAATAAGAAGAGGAATAATTCGATAATTGTTTCTAAGCCAAATAGCTTCATGCTTACCAGTAGTATCATTATCCATAAGAGAAACAATTTTACCTATATCAGAAAGTTTTCCTCTTAGCCAATCAAATTCGTTTTGACGAAGTTTATAAGTTTCATGTGGTATATTAATTACACCAACTTTTTTGTCTACTCCCCCGTAGAGGGAAGTTATGCGTAATATAGCCGCTCCTAAACTAACTCTATCTTTTGTAGACTTAGTTATAACAATAATATCATAATCTGTTTTATCAAGATTATAAATACCTTCAAGATAATTACAATTAGTTATAAATCGAGTAACAGCTTTATCCCTATTAGGAAAATAAAGTTTGATATTATAAATACCAGACCTATCTTGACCAAGACAATAACCATAACAAGGGTCATTAGTACGATAAAAATACTTAGGCTCAGGATTAATTTTTCTGTTAATATAATATTGCTCAACAGGATAAATGAAATTAATATTAAGAAATTGTAATGGAACACCGAAACGACCCCAATATTCTTTATCATATTCGTTCCAATCTCTAACTACAAGTTCTATATTTGGCTTTTTATGTTTAATAGCTACAATTCCAGTATTAATTTCATTAATCAGATTTATGTCTTTTTCTTGACCATAAAAAATATCTTTAAAAGTAAAAGTTATATGACGAAGTACTTTAACAAAATCTTCACGATTACTAATATCGTATTGTTTATTATAAATACCTCCCATAATAAGAGCAACAACATCAAAACAATCTCCCCAAAAATATCCAGCAAAATCTCTAAACTTTAGTTTACCTTTACTATCATATCTAAAACCACAAGTAGGATGAATATCATCTCTTATAGGAGAACATATTAATTCCCCAGTATCAATACAATACTGTACAAGTTTATCTGATAGATTAAGATAAGTACTAAATATAGTAACTTGACTAACCTTACTTAGAATAAGTTGTTTAGTAAGTTTAGAAGAATTAATGTTTCTACCCATTACAATAAGTTAAAAAAAATGGACTTCGCTATGATAAATACCACAACGAAGCCCACTAATTAGAGTAAAATTAAAAGAAGTATCAAAACCTTAGAATGGCATATCATCAGCGGCTTCAGTAGCAATACCTGCGAAATTTCCACCACCTACCATAGGGTCTACAACAGGAACGCCACCCATACCAGCAGCCATAGCACCAGCACCAGGAGTAGGCATATTAGGAGCTTTAGCCTTTTCAACATTCATCGGAATAATAGCTTCTTTAACACTATCAATGCGGATAGAGGGAGGAGTATTTTGTTTATAGATTTCAACACAACCTTCTCCAACAAAAGACGGGAAAGACAAATCTCCGTTATTAACAGGCTGCCAACCTTTCTTAGGAGTCTTAATATAACGAAGCATTTTAAGCCAAAGAGCAACATTCTTTCCATCCTTAGTTTTGAAATAAGGCTGACCCTCACGACCTCTATTCATAATATTCTCAAAGTTCTCAAAGAGAGTCTTCCAACCGGCAATAACAACTTCAGGTTCAACAGGAGAATATTCACCTTGTTCATCAAAGTCTTCATAAGACAAAGACAAAGCAGCTTCTTCTTCTTCTGTTAATTCACGACCTTTAAGAACGAAAACATTAAGAATATGTTTCAACCAATCAAATACAGAATTAACTTTCCATTCTTCTTTACCGCCAGGAATAGTATTGGCATTACTTTCAACAGCAGTAAATGTCAAAGGTTGATAATGACGCTTGTTCACTTCTTCTTCATTAGAAGCAAATGTGATAGTAAGTTTAGGTATTTCAAGACCGTTAAATGACGGCATACCAGTCTTATCTTCGCCAATCTGAATCATGCTAACAACAACACTATCAAGATGACCTAAGAACAAACCATTTTGTTTAGCTTGTTCATGACTAAATTTAAGACGAGTAGTACCACGAGCGGAACCAATACCTCTTCTACTAACTTTCTTAGTTTCAACTGGAGCTTCAGCAGCTACCGCGCCAGTAGCTACATTTTCATTTTCTTTTGCCATAATGACATTAATTTTAATTAAACGTTTAATTATACAATAAAAGTCGAGAACATAATCATCAAGATTACATTCCCGACTTTAAATTACAGGAGAAAGAATAGATTACTCTTCAGAACCACCTTTACCGATACGAGCAGGCTCTTTATCGCTGTATTCACCGAGAACGATAGCCTTAACAGTTACTTCCTTATAACCATCGCTCAGAACAATATCCTGAATATCTTCGACATCAACATCGAATACACGGTTAAGTTCAGTAGCTGTATCGCCCATATCAGCTTTCAGTTGCTTCCAAACATTAGAATCGGTGAAAGTCAGAGAAGTTCCAGCACCTGTAAGACCAGCAGGATTTGCAGCTTTAGAACCTTTATATTTCGGCAATTCACGAGGAGTAACGAAAGCAGAAAGAATATCAATCTGTTCCTCTTTAGTAATACCGTCACGAGAAAGAGCTTCTTTAGTTTCGTCGTCAGCTTGCTGCATAGCTTGTTCAAGCATATCTGCAAAGTTCTGAGAAACAAACTTAATCTTATCGTTCTTAGTCAGACGTTCAGTAGAAGTCTTCTGATTACCTTTGGTATCATATTCAACAATACCTTTAGCAATCGCCCACATATCGAAAGCCTTATGAATGGCAATAGCAGCTTCAGGAGAACCAACTTCCAGACCTTGCTCTTCACAGAAAGCAACAACCTGAGCATCCTTAGCAGCAATAGCTGCATCAATGTTATCGACATTGTTCAAGAACATAACATAGTCACCATGACCAATTCCAAGAACACGACTTACCGGAGGAGTAATACGGAAATTACCTTCAGTAGAAACTACGATAACTTGAGGTTCAACACTTACATTACGCTGTCCAGCATTAACTGCACTAAAACCAAATCCCATTGCTTTACCATTAGTTTTCATAATACGAAAATTTTAAAAATGAATAATTGAGTTATTTATAAATTCTTGAAGACGTTTTCTTTATATTTCAATAGCTTCTACATCTTCAACAGAAGCTATATCATTATCCGAAAGTTCACGACCTGCTACAATTTTAAGCTCTGTCGTTTCCATAACTCCGAATAAAATATCAGAAGCAACCTCTCTTGCGGCATAAGTAAAAGCACGATGCCCAATCAGTATTCGAGGATATTTCTTATAAGTATCTTTTTCAAACATTTCAGCTTGCATAGCTTCACTATAACTAAAATGTCCTTTAGCAGTAATTTCTTTACCATTAACAATACGAGTAATTTCATATTCAGTAACGAAATCAACAGGTTTATTAGGAATACGATAAACTGGTGTTTTACCAGACTTAGCAATTTCAGCAATTTGCTGACGATTAATACCAATTCCAAAAGATTTTGTATTTAACTGATAATCTTTATACATATTCCCATTAAAATCTTGATACCATTTAACAGGATAAACATAAATATTATCAGTATTATTATTAGATATATCAATCTTAGCTTTTTCTTCAGCTTCTTTTTGACTAACACATCTAACTACATACTCAGGAAAACTACCGTCAATATAAACATTGATACCATCTGTATATTCATACAGAGGTTGATAATCTTTAAGACATCTCCAAGTACAACCTGCCCTTGATAACAATGCTTTGACAATATGAATATCAACTCCAGTCTTACCATTAATAACATGAATATGTTCAATACAAGTACTAAAAGGTAGTTGTAAATCTTGTGCTCTCATAAGAACTGCAAGACCATCATTAACACTCTTAATTCCTCCTTTATCACTTCTCATTACTTTAGTAAGAAAATTCTCAGCAGCAACAAGTTGTTTTTCATCAAAGAAATTAATTGCATTAATACCACCATTGATACCGTGTTGAACAGGATGTTTAGCAATAGGAGCGACTTCTTTTCTTCCTACAAGTTGAGCAGGAGATTCATTCTCAACTTGTTCTTGCTTTTCTTCTTGTTCTTTCACCATTATTTCAAAGAGCATTTGTTTTATTAACACTACAAATATAAGAGAAGTATTCCATACTACAAAATAATATCACCGGAATTTTCGTCATATCCGACAAAATTTTCCGTATCATTTATAACTTTAATAATAGAAACCTCTTTCTCTTTATTCATCTTATCACTTTCAACAGTCCCAGCACAATAAACCCGATATGTTTTAGTCGGCATACCATTAAAAGTAACATTAGTAAAACGAGTTTTAACATCTATAATATTATCACATAATGGAGAAGTGAAAATCACCACGTCAGTAGCTATTTTTAGCTTCGGATTAGACGCTGATTTTATAGATAATACATTGATAGCCTTATTATTAAATAGCCTCTCATTTGCCGTAGATTGGGCTTGCGAGCCAACAACACGAGGTTTACCTTTATTAGCACCACTCTTAACAAGAATAGGAACTCCCATATCATCAACAGCAATAGCATCATCTATACAATCATGATAATCTCCACATTTAATATCTGGAAACTCATTCAGATATTTAGTAACTTTAGCAGCATATTCTCCTCTCTTAGAAATAATAAGAATTTGTTTACCTAAATTGGCAAGACAAATATCTTTAATTGCTTCTAATTTAGCAGAATTATCACTAACTAAATCTCTACGTTGTTTAGCAATAGTATAAAAAGTACAAGCTCTTTCAAATAGTATATTAGGATTATAAATATCATCTATTTGTTTCATAAAAGGAACATTAGTATCTAAATCCTCTCTCCAACCATTTTCATGAGCGATAGTATTACGAAATTCAGCAGCACTAATACCAAGTTTCTCATCACCTTTCTTACACTTTTCAATATTAGAAAGGTCTCCAAAAATAGAAACAGAAGTAGTAATATAATCAGTATATTTATTATAGATAGCTCTATCATCTTCAGAAAGCTCAACTCCATATCGGTGTTCCTCTACGGGGGAGTAAATATTATCTTGACGAATAGCAATATCTAAATCAGCAGTCTCAATAGACGGAAGAACATTACGAACATTAGAAATAAATTCAGTATTCATTATATTCTTAGTAAGAATAGCTAAAGTAAAATGACTTTCTTTAGCAAGTTTAGTAATAATTGGAAGATTATCATTAACCCCAACAGTAAGAGTAAGCATATACTCATAATGATATTGAGGTTTAACAAAATCGACACTAAGTATTCTTATATTATAACCATTATCTGAATTAACATTTTGACTATTGAGATAATCATAAATACTTTTACGAGTATTATAACAATCTACAACAATAAATATTTGTTTGTCTGGATGCTTCTTGCAGAAAGGAATAATAACAGAATAAACAAGTTTAGGAATTACATCAGTAGAAAAACAATAAACACTTGCTTTTCCTTTATTATTCTGAAACCCATTAATAACTTGTGTTATCAGCTTGTCTTCATTCTTCATCTAAGTCATCAAAAAGAGAGTTATACTGACCAGACATTTTCTTAATAAGAACTTTACCACTTTTAGTACCAGCAGCTTTATCTCCTTTTTGATTAGGAGAAATATTAAGCTTAATAGGGTCAATAATCTTAAGAGCTTCTTGATAATAATACGAATAGTTAATATTACGATATTCTATACGTTTATCATCTAAAGTATTAAGAATAGTAACCTGTTTACCAGCACATAAGTTACTTCTATCACCAGTATTATCATTAACTTTTTCAACAGTACCTCCTTTATTAGTAACATAAAATCTTACATTTCTTTGCATAAGATTTCTAACATTACCTTCAGTATATTCTACATGAAATTGTATACCAACATTCTGAGTTTTACAGAAATCAAGAATATTACGACAATCATATAGTGTTTCAAGAACAGGTTTATTATAAAGAAAATAGTTTTCTATAGCTTGAGCAACAATAGGCATATCATATCCTTTAGACAAATCTCGAAGATACATCTTAGGATTAAAAGCACCTTTATAAGTAATCTTACTATTTAACTCTTTAACAATATAGTTATTAATATCACGATTAATATAACAATCGTACTCTTCACTATCTGCATCAAGTTTAGTAAGTTTCTTCCAATTTTCAGCAATTTGTTCAAACTTGTCTTTATCTCGCTTATAAAGTTTAATAACTATACCATCTGTATTAGCCGACATAACTTCAATACCTGCAAGTTCAAGTTGTTCACAAAGCATCATAATCATAAGTTGCCCATTAATAGTAACTTTAAGCACAGCAAGTCTATCACATAAATCACCTTTCTCAAATCCGAGTTTTCCATAGATTGAATTAATCACAATCTTTAGAGCTTCAGCAAGAAGACCAGCAGGAACTCCATCAATATAATCTTCTTTACTATGTTTTGCTTTAACGCGAGTGTCTTTAAGCCAAGTTATAAGTTTAGCAAAAATGCCCTCATTCATATGAGCAGGAGCAATTTTATAAACACTCATCAGAGAAGGATAAAAAGATGCAATATCCCAATGAATATAAACATAACTATTGTCTGTTATTACATCCCAAACAGAAGGAGCATCAGAATCTTTATTACCACCTTCTTTACAATTAGAAAGTTGTATATCTTTAGTAAAAGTAAGTTTACTCTTCAATTCTCTTGGAATATCTTGAGTATGAAGACCACCAGTAGCAATAGTATAAACAAGATTATTAAGTTTAATCTCAAACCAACCACTATCGTTATTAGTTTTAAGATATTTCAAATTAGGATATTTAGGAGCAATTTCTTTCAAAGCTTTTTTCCCAATAGAATAAATGATAACTTGTTTCATTTCATCTATAAATTCTTGAAGTTCAGGAGTCTGAAACTTAATAAAAGGAAAAATAACACGTTTAAAAGCCATAGCAGTACGTTCAGTCTTACGACCTTGCCATTGACTTGGAGCAAGCCCACTAAAATCACTATAAAACTTAACAAACAGTCTATCAGCAATATTACTTCGAGAACTACTTAGAACATCAACTTCATACGCTTTAGATATATTATATCGTAAACGAATTTCATCAATGTAAAGCCTAATCATTTCACATACAATATAAACATCATTTGTATTATAGTGCATAACATCATCAATCCACTCATCAATCATATATCTATCCCACTTATTGACAAGTTGATTAACTTTATCAGCAGGAAGACCAGAATAACGAGCATCTTTTTGATATAAATGAATATCCTTTTCACTAATAGGAGGAAGTTCATGTTCAAGAAGTTCATACCATTGTAAATTAATAGAAGTCTGTTTAAGACTCTTACCAAAATAAATAGTATTACCAGCTTTATCAGTACCTTTACCAACTTTATTAAGAGCAAAGATGGTCATAATATCAATATCTACATAAGGCAGACTATATTTTCTAAGAGTAGAAAGAAAATAGTCATGTTTACTCATTTCAGGATTATCTTGCATATCAATAATGTGCTTACTAAGTTCATATAGTTTAGTAATAAGTTCTTTAGTACTATTGGTTTGATTTGCAAACATAAGAAGTCCTGCAATCATAAGTCTATCATATCGAGAACTATTATAACCAAACATATCAGAACGTATAGCTACATTTTTATCGTCATAATGAGGACGCATATAATTAAGATAACCAAGCATTTGAAGTAATTGACTATCATCTGTATCAGTAATATAGAATTTCTTCTTAGCAACAGTATCAAGTTTTTGCTTAATTTCTTCCACAGTATATTTTTGAACTAAAGGAATAGGCGTTTTCTTTTTAGAACCATCATTACAATCAGCAAAAACTCTAAGATAACTTCCAACATCTGTAATCACGACAGAAAAGAAATTAGGAAGTACTTCAACGTCATAAGCATAAGATAATATCATAACTTAATATTAAGAATCATTTATAGCTTCAGTTAATTGTTTCATAAAAATATCTTTTAAGTTTTGATTATCGTAATACATAACGCCAGGACTAATAACAGTCTTAACAGCAAATTTACCTCTATTACAACTATACAATCCAAAATCATATATTTGTTTATCAAGGATAATTACTTTCTTAGGCTTAATACGAGAAACTTCATAAATAAGATTAGTAAAGCAAGATTTAACTGCATCTTTTTCCAGATTAAAATCTGTTTTATTAAAACATTTAATAGTACGAGTTACATAACAATCTTCAAGCAACTCTTTACCAACAATGTCTTTATAAGCATCTTGCATAATCTTCAAAATAGTAGGATATCCAATACCAGCTTTAACATCATAAGATGGTAAAATCACAACAGTATCAGTATAAATATTACCAACACCGAGTATGATTTTATCATCTTCATCAGCATAAATACGGCAAGGACATTTAGAACAAACTTCACAAATTGAAATAAAGAGATTAGTACTCATATGTTCAACAGGAAGTTCAACATCTTTCTTTTTACGTCTAATTCCCATAACAAAGCACTAATTCTTTATGAGCACGAGAACAACCAACATATAGACGACGAAGCAAATCATCTTGGTCAGGATAAGGATGTCCCATACGGTCATAGACCATATTATTAACATCAACAAATACAGAATCGTAAGTACTACCCTGACTCTTATGTGCAGTTATAGCAAAACCATAATCAATATCTCTATCATATAAAGTTCTGCCAGTTCTATCTATAATATTAGCTGCAATAAGATATTTCTTCTTAAACGCATAATACTCTTTCCAACGAGCAACACGAGTACCGCCATTAGCATTTTTAGCAGCACTAATCAAATCAGTAATAGTCTTATGATATTTCTGAATAGTAAACTTATCTCTATGGTCAATAACAAATAAAGGTCGAGTAATAGTTCCACCATGAATAAGTTGGAACTTAACAAGAAAACCTTTAAATCCGTATGTGTCATCAACAAAATCTACAATATCATTAATGATATATTCTTCAGAATTGTTAATAACAATTTCCATAAATTCATTCACAATAGTTTCATAAGACATAATCAAATCGTTCTTCGTAATAATATTTTTATCAGAATCACGAATGATAGTATTACGTATATAATTATTCCAACCGCTAACACAAGCATTAGTATAACCGATAATACGATACATATCAATATTCTTTGTATAAGCTTCATCGGAAAAAGACATATCGATTACGTTCTTAAATGCAGTAGAATTACATATACTAAAACCTTCTCCAATATCATTATAATTAGTAGCACCAACATGATTACTTACATATTCTAAAAATCTATAAGTTTTATGCTCTATATCATAACGGAGAAGATTAAGTAAACCAGTAATAGGATTATTAGCAGCCTGTCTAACAACTTGTTTAAGATGATATACTTCAAAACATCTATCAAAAGCAACTGATTTAGTTTCATTTACAGGAGCAAGCTGATAAGCATCTCCAATAAACAAAATCTTAATAGAAAGCTCCTTACATTTCTTACAAACGTAAGTAACAAGTTTAGCAGGAAGCATAGAAGCCTCATCAATTAGTAATAACCTAACATTTTCAAGTTTAGGTTTAGCCATAGGATTAAATTGAGGAGTATTAGGGTCAAAATCTTCAAGTCTTAAATCAAGTCTAAGACCAAAAGTGCTTTGGATAGTATCAACATTCTTACCACCAAGAGCTTGACTAAAAACACGACAAGCCTTATGAGTAGGAGAAGTACATTTAATCACACTATTGCTATATTTACAATGTGCAATAATGTACTTAGTAATAAATGTTTTACCAGTACCACCAGCACCAGTTAACCCCACTATATATTTAGCAGGGTTAAAAGGTGCAGCAATAAAATCAATAATATTACCTATTGCAATTTGTTGGTCATCGGTAAAAGTATATTTACTACTATCTGTTTTATCCTTACCAATATTATCAAGTTGCATTAATTCTTTTATCAATTATAGCATTAAAAATTTCTTTAGCATTTTCACGATAGAATTGACGAGCAGCGTGAGCAACAGGATTACTATAATCTTCATAAATTTCTTTAATCAAAAAAACTTTCTTATTAAGAATTTTATCTCTAATTATATTTCCCTTAACACTACAACCTTCAATAAACGGAAGCCAATGAAGAATATTTCTATTACCCAAATCGTCTTGATTACGGATATAACAAATCCGTTCTTTAAGATTATGAGAATGAGTATAGATGCGAGCATAACCTTTACAGGTATAACATTCCTCTTTAATATCATATCTATTACCAGCAACTTGCACTTCATAATCAGCAGTTAAAGTAATAAATACAACACCAATAAGATTTCTTTCTACAACTTCAAACCTACCATCACTTTTAGTGGTTTGTCTCTCTTTCTTTTTAGTAGGTGCGAGAGAAAAGTTAAAAGTCGGCATAACATCTTGCTATTTAGTTTTAGCTTTACGCATGGCATTTTTGCTCATAGTAGCCATATTAAATTTAGCTTCGCGTTTAGCAGTTTTACTATTACCAACATCCACAGAATCATCATCCGTATTATTAACTCTTTTCTTACCAAGAGAATCAACAAATACATAAACGTATCCGTGAACTTTATGCAGATAATCAATCTTACCCCAAGAACCGTTACCAACATCAGAAGCACCTTTCATTACTTCCACTACTTTTTCTACTGTATTAATACGAATAGAACTTTTCTTAGAAAGTGAACGGACAACACTTGTTTCATCGTAAGCTCTTTTCTTAGCCATAACTTTACACAAATTAAAATGTTTATAAATAGTTTTATTAGCCGAATTAGTAATAACAGCAGCAGAGGCTTCGGCTTTGCCTCCGCCGCCATTTCTAATCCCCCGTAGAGAAGAACTATCATTACATCACAACCCTACTTGATTAGCATAATAATTATAATGTTTAACTTCATAAGCTTCATCTTCTTCATAATGCTTAAAGTTTCTTACAAAGTTATCACAACAATTCTTACATAATAGTCTATTAAGTACAGCAACATAATAAACTTTATCATGAAGACTTATCATATCATTACAATTATCACACACCAACAATGCAGCATTTTTACGTTTATCAACATAACCAAAATTACATCGAGTAACCGCTTCTTCAGGAGTCATTTCAATAATAAGAAAATTCTTACTATTTTCAAACTTAGTAGCCATACGTTAAACATTAATAGAATGACGTTGAACATATTCAAGAGTACCATGATAACCTCGACAACGAAGCTCATCAATAAGTTCTCTGGGGGTAAACCTTGCTAATTCAGGATTACCATCACCAGTTTTGGCTTTACAAGCTCTACAAACGGCTTCATAACCGTCTTTTGAACGACCATGCTTATTAAAAGCAGTAATTGGAAGTTCATTACCACAACAAGAACAAACTTTTGTGGAAACATGCTTTTCTTCACACATAATTTTAAGTTTTTAAATTAATTATTCAAAGTAACTCATGCTCTTAATAACTTTAGGAGCATCAACATTCGCTGTAAGTTCAGGAATAAGATAACATTTAGGAGTAAATCCATACCAAGTATCTATTTTACCAGCATCAGTAGCTACTTTAATAGCTTCTTCTTCTGAATTAGCAGCAACAAACATTAACCCAGCAGCATAAGAATGACTTACACTGTCAAAACAATATACATTCATAGTAGTAAAGATTTAACCAATAATATTATATTTATTACAAAAGTAATTAACTACATCAGGAATAACTCTTTTGTAGTAAGGTTGTTGGTCAGAAGTAATACGAGCAATAATATCTTTCGTAATAACTATACCACGAGATTTATAATCATTGATAGTAATATCAACAGAATACTCAATGTCATTAATAAAATCTCTAACAGTCCAACCTTCCCAAATATGTTTGGAATAATTTACAGTACGCATAAATATCTAATTTTTAATTATTAATAATCTATTTGAAGCTAAAAATAGCTATATTATCTATATGCTTATAAAGACATCGTTTAGATATATTCAGAAGCATACATAACAAATAATAGCTATTTATAAGCATTATCCAGTATAATATAACGCTTAATAGTTGAGGCTCGACACCGACAACCATAGTCAGTAGAAACACAAAATCCACAAGCAAGAACATGAACAATTCCTACTTGTGGAGTCTTAATAATGATATATTTCACATTAGTAATCGTCATCACGACGAATAGTTGTTCCAACAGGAGTTGAACCTGTACTCTAAGAACCAAAATCTTATGTACTACCATTATACTATGGAACAATAAGAGGAGCATAAACTCCTCTCTGTAAACAAATGCAATCCTAAAAACAATCTTATTTAGCTTGACGAATCATAGCAATAAGTTCTTCTTTAGACTTGTTTTCAAGGTCATCAGTAGATATATTCTCAGAATAACCACGAATAACTTTTACACGAGCAGAAAGACCTTCACAAATAGTCTTAATAACTACATTCAAATATCCTCTAAATTCATCAGTAAGTTCTTTACCGACGAGTTTAGCATCTTTTTCATCGAAAATAAGAGCATTCTTAGCAACAACTCCAATCATATCAATAGCTTCTTGAGTAAGAGGTTTATCCTCTATTTGCTTAATGATTTGAAAAGTATCGTTAATCATCTCTTTAGTAGCATCAACTCTATTAGGTTTAGAAATCTTAACTACATCAACATCAGCACCAATCATATTACCGAGCATTTCAGCAAAGTCTTGAATATGTTTATCCATTTGTTTCATTTTATTATCTTGTTTAGTTTAATTATTGAAACCATATAATTCAGCAGCTTCATTATCAGAATCATCTTCTTCAATAGGGTCAAATCCTACTTCATCAAAGTCTTTATCAAATGTTTCTGCATGAATATCAATAGTATCATCGCCATAAATATCTTCCATAATCTCATTTGTTTTAAGAATAGTAGAGGAAACACTAAGAGCTATACCAGCGACTTATAGCGTTTCCTCTACGGGCAAGTAATTTATCAACTTAATCTTCAGCTACTTCATTACCATCGCCCTGATATTCTTCGTTAAGAGCAGCAATATTATCAACTTCTTCTTGGTCAACAGCTTTAGCAATACCAACAGACATTTCCTTTTTACAGAAAGCATCAATAGTACGTTGAGCAGAAGCAGAGAATGAAGCAAAAGCAGCAACAAGAGCATTAAGGAAGAAAGGCTCATTGTAACTAAATTCTCTCATAAGACCATTTGCTTTAACAGCAAACTTGTTCCACTTGAACGAAACATAACGTTTATCACCCTTAATTTCTCCTTTTTGAAGAAGATAATTAAGAATACCAAGAGCAGTAAATCTGCGAATCTCAGCATTATTCTTAATAATAAGAGCAACAGCTACGATATGTTCAGGATACATACCAGCAGCAGGAGGCAAATTAGACTTCTTTTCTTTCTTCTTACCAGAAGTAGTAGTAGAAGGACTAATTGCAGGAGGATTTTGTCCAGCTTTATCAGCAGGAACTTCGGCAGCAGTAGTATCAACCTGAGCAGTTTCATCTACTTCAACATTAGCCTTAGCAGCACGAGCTGCTTTCTTTGCTGCATATTTACTAACAGGAGCAGCACCTGTCTTAACTTCTTTTGTCATGACTTTAGAAATTTAATTATTAGTATTAAGTTATTTAATAAGAGCAAGACAATCTCACTCTTAGCTTTACAAAGGTATATCATTATTTCTAATATATCAAACAATTCAATTATTATTTTTATCTATGACTGATATTTGTATATGAATATAATGCTGAAAAGCATCATTAACAATTAGCAGTATAAATAATATAACATCAAAGTGTCCAGTATAATGAGAAATATGATAATCAACAGCAATAGCATAAACAAGAATATTAAATATAGCATTAGACTATATCTAATATTCTCGTAAATACTATTACTATTATTATAGTTCTAACTTATAATCATATTACTGATAAAGTTAAATCTATTATTTGTTGTTTTGTATAATGTTGGTCTACAAATTGTTCTAAGTCTGTTAATGACTGTATTGAACAATCTATTATACCAAGTTCTACACCGAATAACCAAAAGAGAGTTTCTTCTGATATATTTGCTTTTGTAAATGTTGTTTTCATTTGTGATGAAGTTTAAATTAATAATCAATCTACTAATTGTTCTTTCCAAGAATAATCACGAGCATGAGCTAATGATAAATCTGGAGTTGAAGATACAACTGTATAAACTTCTGATGAGTCTATTTCTTTTAATAATCTACATACTTGTAAACCTTGTGAAATAGAATCAGCTAACAACATAGGAATATATGATGTTAGACTTGTAGCAATAGATACTGTTACCATAATTATTTAGTATTAAGTTAATATTTGAGTTGGTAGTACTAATCAGTAAGTTATTATTATGAATGAAGTAAATGCTGGGCATTTATTGACTGTTGAATATGATGTAGCTTGAGCTAAACTAAAGCTATTAATAATCTTGTTAATGCCTTTTATTTATTAGCTTATTATTGAATTGAAGACATGAAGTAGATTTAGGAGATAGAATAGCTGTTGTTAATGTTGTTATAAGACTTATAGTTGTTAATCTAATATAAAGAGATATTTGAGTTTATATTAAAGATTATATTAAAGATTATATTAAAGATTAACATAAGAATTATAGTTGTGAGATTAAATAACAGTAAGAAGTAGAATTTATGTTGAAGTTGAAGAGGATGAAGATTGGAGTAAAAGAGGAGATGCGGAAACTGATGCTCCTATTACTCATCTTAATCTTCCCAATCCTGCTAACAAATATTCCAATATTCCTACTTAAACTATTGTCTCGCTTATAGCTCCAGCTATTACTATCGCCATTACCGCGACAGTTAATTAAGCTATTACTTATCCTACATCTAATCCTGTTGCTACTAAGGCTTAAAACCATTAACTATAAGATAATCAATATATTGTAGTCGAGTAAGACCTGCATCAAAAGCATCTTCATCAATACAATCAATAGCTTCAGCAACACTAACATCAGTTGTACCAAATGTAAGTTTACAATACAGTCGAATAGCATCTAATTGTTCTTTATTCATAACAGTAATATTTTGATGATTAGTAATAATGACAGGAATTTGAGCATTAGAACGGTTAATTGTATTACAACTAACAGCCCCGTCATCTAATGCGACATTTTATAAGTCATTACCATAGAGCAATGTTTTATAAGTCATTTCATTTAGGTGAGTGGCACAAACAAGAAAGCCAGCAGCAGACCGAAGTCCACTACTGGCTATACTTTACTTCATAAGGCGAGCACGATACATGTCTTGACCAACTTCACCAAGTTCTAGCTTGACAATATGATGAATCATCTTGTCTCGTTCAAATACAACTGGCTCTGGATTGCTGGCAAAAGGATTGACATATTCTTCGCCAGCAGCAACAAACTGCATGACAACATCAATCTTAGCACCAGCAAACAGCATGTTCGCAACTTGCGGCGTATCAACAACATCAGTTGCAAAGATAGCCAACTTAGCAGCATCTTTCATAACGCCAGCAACAGCATAGGAGCTGGCCTGAACATTATGAGTTTTGCCAAGTTTGACAACTGGCTGACCAAATGCGTCAACTTCGTTTGCGTCACGAGTATCGCCAATAACGAACTCTTTGACAACAAACGTAAGAAGAGCATGAGTGTCAAACTCTGTTGCAACTACGTTTTTGACAGTGAGATTGTTCAGACGTTTGGCATTACCAGAAGCAATAAGCTCCTTAATAATGTCCTCACGAGAACGTTCAGAACTTGCATCTTCGCTCATAAACTGAGCAAAAACGTCATTAACTACTTGTGCATTAGCACCTTCTGCAGCCTGTACAGTTCCCTGTACTTTAGCTTGAATTGTAGCATTATCTGCCATAACTGTAAGATTTTAAATAACCGACAATATTATCGGCAATATTTTATTAGTCATTTCCATTGAGGTGTGTAGCAACAGCAAATGCAGCTACTGTATTAACAACAGCAACTGCATTAACTTTAATAGTTATAGTAGTCTGCATAAGCATCACCACTACCAACAGTGTCCATAAGTCCACCATTATCCTCGACATATTCTTCAAGTTCTTTGATGTACTTGTGTGCAACATCAGAACGATGTAGTAGATGATTGCTACCTACTGACAAGATGAGTACAAGAACTGACAAGAATACAATGAGTAGATTTTTGATTGAGAAGAACTCATCCATGTGTTCATTGAAGAACTGTTCAAACTTATTCATAATAACTATCTATTTATTTGTTAGCAATATTTTATAAGTCATTTCTTAGAGGTTCAGCACTTTCTTGACGGGGGACTTCAAGTCTTACTTCGACCGGCGGGGGAGTCATAGTAATACCTCCGCCCTCTCACTCACCCATACCAAAATTTATATACCCCTTATCTCCCTTACTAACATCCGCGACTTCATCACAAGTTTATTTTAATTTAAAAATCAGATAAAGAATATTATTTATTTCTCTCACTAACTTCAACACAATAAACCCTATTCTTAATTATAACAAAAAATCAGATAAAGAACAGATTTATATTTCTTTCCATCTCACTCACCTATTTCTTTGCCTTTAGCCTTAGCCTCATCTTCAACACAATCTCTACAAATAATACGTATATTGCCATTATTTATTCTAACTCTACCACAATCTTCTCGAAGTTGTTTAATACTTGGTTTATAATGCGAATAATGATTTATAGCAACTCCGCATTTATCACAACAAACTTCATACCATTTTGTAATACTCATATTATTTTATTTTGTAACACCATTTATAAATCCAACAAAAACTTTAGTATTAACAGAATATTGATTTTTATAATAATTATAAGGAGTAATAACTTTATGAAGTATAAGTTCATTAATAGCATTTTTAACAGAATGATGATTACTACCATATCTTAAAGCAATATCTTGTTTATCAATAAAAACACGTTTGCTATCATTATCATAATAAGCCATAATATGATAAAGCATTCTATAAGTAAATAGATGCTTAAAATCATATTTAAGAATAAGTTGAGGATTAACTGTAACTTTATTATTCATAACAACATTATTTAGAACATTATCGGTACTAATATACAAATAAATATTGAATATTACTTGCTTTCTCCAACAAAATGATTATATTTGTTGCATAATATGGAACATAAAGTTTATTATATGGATATAACTGTGGATAAAAGAACTACTGCTATTACTTATGTAGATAAGAATAATCTTCATGTAGCTACTGATAAAGACATTATCAAACTTATTAATATTGATACTGCTGATGATGCCAATAATAATCCTATAAGAATAGCTGCTTCTATTATTGCTATGTCTAAAGGACTTAATAAAGAAGAAGCTAATCTTTATTATACTCTGCTTGTTCATGTTAATGCTCGTAATACTAAAGCTATTGCTAATTATTATATGAATGAGTATGACAAAAGTTATTCTACTTATTGTAGAGCTATTGAAGGATTAGCTAAAGCTGGTATTATTAAGATAGTTTCTAATACTATTATAGATGTTAAAGCCGAATATGATTTAGATATTCAAGCTCCTACTGCTAAGTTTCTTGTTATAGAACTTAATACTAAAGTTACTTCTAATGGGCTTAAATAAAACAAGCTGCCTTATACTCGCAAGATATATAATATTATTATAATATAAATATTATAATAATATTATATATCTTGCTCGTAATCCTGCACGCACACATACGCATACTCGCACACGTGTATATACGCATATACGCACGCACGTATATAGTGTTACTTGTGCTTCTATTATTACTTCGTAATAATAGAATCCTATTTTGGTAAACAGTATATGTTATAGCGGTGCTGGTGCTTATAATTAAGTTTGTACTTATGCTACTATTTATTACTTTAGTGTTCATGTTGAACATAAAAGAAGTTTTATTATGAATGATGTTTGTAGTCTTAAAGTAGGAGAAGCTGGTGATGGTACAAGACCTCGTCTTATTACTGTTGCTAATGCTTTTAATCCTGCCAAAGTTTGTGCTAAAGTTATTAATTAAACAATGAATGATTGTATAACTAATTAAAAAGTTAAAGAAATGATTACGATTAAAAGTGAAAAGAAGTCTTATGGAATTAATTTTCCTACTTCTAAAGAAGAGATTACTCCTGAAATGCTTGGGACTATTACAGAATATGTTAAGCTCCCTAAACATTATTGTATTGTAGCTCTTTGTTTTCAGACTAAAGTTTTTGATTTTGTTGCTATGGCTAAATCTCGTGCTAATTCAAATGTAGCTGTTACTCCTGTATTGGCTAAGATTAGTGTTGAAGACGCAGAACTTATTAATGCTTCTATCGGAGATAAACTTATTATTGACCGTAGTTCTCTCGAAAGAGGAGTTCATTTGAATCTGCCAGTAGCTATTGCTTCTAATGCTGCCCGTAATTATTTTGAGTCTGACCCTGAACTTTGTAGGAATATTATGACTAAGAACGATAAAGCTAATATTGATAAGAAACTCATTGACGCTAAAAGTTCTAATATCATTGTACTGGAATTTAAGATTGTTCCTGTTAATGATATTTCTGCTGCTATTCCTATGGAACATAAAGTTTGCGACCCGTTCGTAAATTATGGTGAAGCTGTTAATTAACATAAAGAAGATAAAGATAGAGGCAGTGATAGAATGATATTTCCCTCTACGGGTGAGTGTCCGAGCGAAGCGAGGACTTCTATTGCTGCTTCTATTAACAATTATAATATGGAAGATACTCTACAAAATAATATTAATGAAGCTGATGAAGAATATGTAATCATTAGTAAAACTAAAGATGATATTCTTAATGAGCTTGATTTTGAAAATGAAGAAGAACGTCTTCTTTGTGATTCTATTATTACTAATCTTGAAAAGAATGCTTCTGAAACTATTCGTGATATGAAAGTAGCTCAACTTCCATTTATAGGTTGTGTTCGTATTAATCCTGTTAAACGTAAATTACGTGAAGCTAAACTTCATCTTTCTGCTGTTCGTAAAAGTATTAGTAAGGAACAATATAAAGAACATGTACGAAGTTATGTTATTGATTTGAAAGAACAACAAAAGAAAGAAGATTCTCTTAAATTAATATTTACTCGTATTAGAAGCAATAATAAAAAGAAGTATGATGCTTATTATAAACGTCTTGGTCGTGCTTATGCTGAATTATTTATTATGAGTATTTATTGGCTTGCTGAAGTTCCTTATAATGCAGAATGGGAAGAACATTATAAATCTCTTAAAGATTAATATTATATGAATACTACAAATGTTATTATTGAAAAAATGCTAACTATTGATGAAACTGGTATGCCTAAAGCTCCAAGTCTTCGTCAATTACAAGATAAAGATGTTGCTCTTCTGTGGCAACGTGATACTACAAAAGACAAGAGAAAATATATTGGAGAAGTAGGAGTTATTTATTATCTTGGAGACCCTAAGAGTCCTGCTAAACAACAAGGTCTTAGTGATGCTGAAAGTCTTAAAATGGCTATTGATAATTTTAATCTTCCTAAAGATTATACTCCAGATTCTCTTGTTAATAAACTTATAGGAAAGTATTATACGGCTAATATTACAGAAGCTGGTGTTGCTCTTGAAGCTTTACAAAAGTCTGTACATTTAGTTTCTATTGCTGCTGTTCGTATTAATGAACAACTTAATAGAAAACTTAGCGGAGCTTTAGCTGATGAAGATATTACTCCTATACTTACTATGATGGACGCAGTTAGTAAACGTATTACTGAAATACCTGCACTTACTAAAGCACTTGGAGTAGCTTATGAAAATCTTCGTAATGAAGAAGAGGAACAGCTTGCTCGTGGTGGTAAACAAATTCTTAGTTCAATGGATGCTGATGAAGATAATCTTTAATATATAACTATTATGCTTACACTTAGAGATACTCGATATAATGATGTTAAACTTATATTTAAAGAAGAAGGTCATAAATATAATGATACTTTTGGTAATGAATATAAGTCTACTACTACTTTGCTTCACGATTATGCTCCTAAATTTGATAAAGATTATTGGCTTAAAAAGAAAGCTAAGGAGCTTGGTATTAGTGAAAAACGTCTTGCTCAACAATGGCAAGATATTACTGATGAGGCTTGTGCTCGTGGTACAAAAACACATAATGGACTTGAAGATGGTATTAAAGGTTCTTCTATGTTCAAAGAAGCTGTTAAGCACATGATTAAGCCTAATGGAGAAATGATAACTGTTGCTGATTTACCAGACATTAATCTTAATGTTAAGCAACTTAAAGTTAATGATTTTATTGAATTAACTGAAAATAAATATCCTAAGATTTATGAAGTTCTTACGTATTATACTAATGCTGGTTATAAAATATATGCAGAAATTGGTGCTTTTCTTATTGATTATTTACTTTCTGGTACTATTGATGTGCTTTGTATTCGTGATGACCAATTCGTTATAGGAGATTGGAAAACTAATAGAGGTGGTCTTAAATTTGAAGCTGGTTATTATAGAAAAGATAGAACTCAAAAGCCTAATCAACTTACAGATGAATGGGTTACTAAGAAAGATGTTCTTCTTCCTCCTGTCAATCATCTTCCTCATTGCAATGGAAGTATTTATAATCTTCAGTTATCTGTATATGCTTTTATGGTGGAAACTATTCTTGGTATTCCCAATGCTGGTCTTTGGCTTTGTCATATTGATTCTGATTTTGTTCTTAATGAATACGGTATGCCTAAACGTTTTCCTGATGGACTATATCATGTTAAAAAGAATCCTGTTGAGAAAGTTACTTTATTTAAAATGAAATATCTTAAACGAGAAGTTATGAATATTCTTTCTGATAGGCGAAAAGTAGTTGCTGCTACAAGAATACAAAGTAGAACATTATTTGATTAAGATATGTGGTTTGGTATAAGAGGGCATAATAGTTGGCTTAATAGTAGATTTACTGCTATTCATGCTATTATAGTTATGTTTATAATAATGCTTGTAGTTGGACTTTGTACAAGCTGTAATAACTCCCCCGTAGAGAAGGAAGTTATTTATGTTCCTGTTCAAGATACTGTTACTGAAAGAACTAATATAGCACGTATTGTTGCTCTTGAATATGAACTTAAACTTACTCGCGATACTCTTAATCTTGTAAGAGATAGTATTGGAGAAGACTTGTTCATTGCAAATTATAAACTTGGTCGTATTAAAAGATATAATGAGATTGCCGCTAAAGGTAATAACATTAAATATCTTCGTGGTTGGATTAATCGTGTTTTAAATGAATAATATATGAATGTAATTATTGCCGATGACCGTTATAGAGTAATAGCTAAACCAATAGCTACTTATGAAGATATTCCTTGTTATGTTATAGGATATGGAGTTCAAGTTAAAGTTTTATGGTTTTGGATTACTATTAAAGCCTTTGATGAAGGAGATTATGATAACGATGCTGACTTTTGTAAACGTGAAGCTATTGAATTGTATAATAAAATAGTTAATTCTTATGGCACTGTTTGATGAAGAATTTGAAAAAATAATACTTGCGGAAGGGGGTTATACTAATGACTCTGATGATGCTGGAGGTGAGACTTATCTTGGTATTAGTCGTAAGAACAACCCTAAATGGGATGGATGGATTTCTATTGACCAACTTAAAAAACATCATCCTAAAGATTTTAAGAAACTTCTTAAACAAACTCCTGAGCTTACTGTTAAAGCTAAACGTCTTTATAAAGAAAATTATTGGGATGTTTTAGAACTTGACGATATTCCGTCTCAAGGAATTGCTCATCAACTTTTTGATACTGCTGTTAATATGGGTGTTTCTTCTGCAATTAGAATTGCTCAACAAGTTATAGGTATGACTATTACTGGTAAATGGAGTGAAGAACTTAAATATAATTTAATGCAATATGGAAAAGGTGAATAAAATATGTATATTCATTGTTATTTTGCTTGTTACTTTTATAGCAGGATATGTTGTAGGTGATAAACAAAATCAAATTATTGATAACAAAGATGTTGTATTGCCTGATACTACATATAATAAAGTTACTCTTGATAGTATAGAGTATAATATTATTAAGAAAGATTCTACTGTTTATAAACTTAAAGAGGAGGTTAAAGATGAAATTGAAAAAGCTCTTAATGCTGATGATAGTATTGCTGTTGAACAGTTTAAATCTCTTAGCACAGCGAGATAGTACAAATGTTCCTCTACGGGGGAGTGAATGTAGTTCAGATACTGCGGTTGCTGTTATTCCAATCAATCTCCTTAAACAAGCTAATGCTAAAATGATTGAACGTGTTTATCTTATTAATATTAATAAAGAACAAGATTCTATTATTATTATGAAAGATAAATATATAAATGAACAACAGAAGATAATTACTGATTTTCAAATGCGAGTTGATAATACTAATAAACTTAATGAATCTATTAAACTTGATTTAGAAAGACAAAAAAGAAAAAATAAGATTATTGGTTATGGTGCTGGAGGTGCTATTCTTGGTTTACTAATTGGTTTAATTGCTAAATAAATTATGGAGAGTTATCCCTTTCTTGATTTCGTTAATGAAGATAAGTCTCGTTATCAACATGCTAAAGATGCTGGTTATGTTGATGACGATGACTTATTTTTGATTGGAGATAGTGGAGGTTTTCTTATGAATATTAGACCTGGTTGGCGTTTTGTTAATACTGGACTATTTTATGAAATGGCTGATTATTTTCGTACTCATAAAGGTCAATATACTTCTTATAAAGTAGATTCTATTCCTCATAGACAACTTCGTCGAAGAGAACAACATAGACGTAAACACGGTTTTAGTGCTCCTTGTCTTCAAGACCCTAATGGTACTATTCATAATGTTCGTATTACAGGTTCTCATTATAATTTTCTTAATTATATTAGAATGGAACAGCTTGATGAAAGTACTATTAATCGTGGTAATACTAATACTGCTAAGAAACATTATGATTTTCCTAAATTCTTTGATGCTCAGTTTTGGACTTTTCATATAATGGAATTTGCTGAAAAGAATGGTTTTCATCTTCTTATAGATAAAACTCGTCGTGGTGGTTTTTCTTATATGATGGCTGCCGATAGTGCAAATGCTGTTAATTGTGAAAGTCGTAAAGTAGTTATTCATGTTGCTGTTGATAAAAAATATCTTACACAAACAGGTGGTCTTACAGACTTTGCTGTTAATAATCTCAAATTTTATGAAGAATCTACACCTTTTGTTCGTGGAATTTTTAGTTCTGTTAAGTCTGACTTTCGTCTTGGTTACAAATTACCAAACGGTGTTGAAGCTGATAAATCATGGAGGTCTGCTCTTATTAGCGTTAGTGCTGCTAATAATCCTGACTGCGCTATTGGTAAAGACGCTGTCAAAGTTAAGGTAGAAGAGGTTTCCACTATGGAAAACTTTGATGCTTTTATGAATGTTACTGAACCTGCTATGCGAACTGGTGCTTATACTACTGGTATGCTTACTGCTTGGGGTACTGCTACTTCTGGAAATATGCAAGCCTTTGAACAAAACTTTTATGATGTTCAAGCGTTTAATTTTATGCCTTTTGAAAATGTTTGGGATAGAGATAAACGTAATGAAACTTGCGGTTTCTTTAAACCTTATTGTTGGGGTCTTCAAGGTGAAATTAATGGAATTAAAGGAGTTGATGAAGACGGTAATAGTAATATTGCCATAGGTCTTGAGATTGCTCGTCAAGAACGTATTAAGAAGAAAGAAAGTGTTAAGAAGTATTCTGATTATATTAATTATCTTGGTCAGTATGCTTTATTGCCTTCTGAATCTTTTAGTAGTGCTTCTGAAAATATATTTAGTTCTGAAGAACTTACTGCTTGGGAAGAACGTCTTAGAGTTGATGATGATTTACATTTTTATGTAGATGGTATGCTTGAACTTGATGTTACTGGAAATATTCAATTTAAGACTAATGCTCGTTTACATAAAGAAGATAAGAAAGTTTATGATTATATCTATGGTGTTCCTCGTAGAGGTCATGAACATCCTCATGGTTGTATTCGTCGTTTCTTTGCTCCTGAATATGAAGAATATCAAGATAGTGATGGTAGATTAAGAAAGCGTATTCCTGATGGTCTTTATAGTATTAACTATGACCCTGTTGGTATTGATAAAGATAAAGATGAGATTACTAATAAACATTCTCACAACTGTATTCAAGTATGGATGAACCCTCATTATCTTAATGGCTTTAAACAGAAACTTGTTGCTGTTTATTATGGTCGTCCTGATACTCTTGAAGAAGCTGATAGAATTTGTTATTATTTGGCACGTTATTATAATTGTATTGGTACTACTAATGTCGAAATAAATCGTGGCGAAACTGTTTCTAACTTTCGTAAATGGGGTGCTTTACAATATTTAAGTTGTGAACCTCTTTTTGTTTTTGACCCTTCCTTTAAAGGTAAAGTTAATAATACTTATGGATATAATATTTCTGGTGAAGCTCATAAATTAGATTGTATTCGATTGCTTAAAGAATTTCTTTATGAAGAGATTGGTAAAGATGAACAAGGAAATACTATTAGAAATTTCCATCGTATTTATGATTATCAAACTATTCTTGAATTAAAGAAATGGAGTGCTAAAGGTAACTATGACCGTGTTTCTTCTATGCTACTTAGAGGTATTGAATGGAAAAGTTTTAATCTTCTTGCTGCTGATGAACTTGCTGATAGAAAACCTCTTGATGCTGAGAATCTTGATGAGAATGATATTCTTACGAGAGATTGGTTTTAATATAAAAATTTAGATAATTATGCGTTCCGAATTTCAGATGTTTGACTTTCCACAACAACGTGTTCCTAATTCTCGTAAAAAGGAAGCTGATTGGTATGCTGCTTGTTGTGATTGGGTTATTGCTCAAGGTCAAAATAATAGAGATAGTTCTCAATTAGAAATTAAGTATGGTATTCTTCAAGGTAAAATACCTGATGAATTTTATAAAAAAATACTTAATCCTTATAATGCTACTAATGAAAAATATACTCGTTTTCCTGCTACTATGCGTAATTATGACCTTATGAAAGGTATTATTCGTAGATATGTTAGCGAGTATATTAAGAATCCTCATGATTTTATTGTAGGTGCTAATAATGCAGAAGTAGTTCTTGCACGTAATGCTAAACTTCGTCAAGAACTTGCAATTATAGTACAACAGAAAATAGCTGCTCGTATTCAACAAAGTTATCAAGATTGGGTTAATGGAGGTAATGACCCTCAGCAATTTAATCCTCAAACTGCATTGGATGTTGAGGCTTTTGTACAAGAATTTAATGAGAATTATATTGATGATATTTCTGCACAAGGACAACAAATTCTTAATGTAATTAAAGATATTACTGAAGACGCTTTATTTTATGCAAGAGCTTATTTTGATTTTGTTACTTTTGGTGAGGCTTATACTTATACAGATATTGTTGGTAATAAAATAGTTAAACGAGTTGTTTCTCCTCGTGATGCTTTTCCTGTTAATACAGATAATATCTTTCGTGAAGATGATGATATGTTTGCTGAACGTCGTAAACTTACTTATCAACAAATAGTTGATGAATTTGATGAATATCTTGACGATAAGCAAAGAGAGTTTCTTGAAACGTATTATGCTAAGCGTTCTGCAAATGCTCCTGTGGAATTAGCTTTTAATGTGTATGAAAGTTATTTTCCAGATATATGCAAAAAATATTCTAAAGAAGATAGAGAACTCTTTAAGAAAGAACCTAATATGATGAGGGATAATAATCCTGATTTATATGATGTTTGGCATGTTGTTTGGAGAGGAGAAGTACGTAGATGTATTGTTACTTATGTAAATGAGGTTGGTCTTATAGATACAAGGATAGAAGAAGATGATTATGAACTTTCTCCTTCTACGGGGGATATATCATTAGATTATATTTATGAACCTCAAGTTTATGAATGTACTCGTATTGGTACTCGTAATGACGCTATCTATCCTTATGGAGCAAGAGCTATTGCTTATAATAGAAAAGGTAAACTCCCATATAATGGTATTAATGAATTACTGCCTGGTTTTGGTAAGTTTAGTATTGTAGATATTGTTACTCCTTATCAAGTATTTTATAATATTGTAGCTTATCATAGAGAAATGACTCTTGCTAAGAATAAACTTAATATTCTTATGATGGCTAAATCTCTTCTTGGTAAAAAACCTGAAGAAACTATTTATAAAATGCTTGCTGATGGTATTTTATATATTGATGATACTAATGACCAAGGTATGCTTCGTGCTCAACAAGTTAGAATACTTCAAACCAATATTGGTGATTATCTTACACAACTTGGTAATCTTCTTGCTGAAATTAAACAAGCTGCCAGTGAACAAGTTGATATGACGCCTCAACGTTATGGAGAGATTGCTAACAGTGCTGGTAAAGGTGTTACAGAAGAAGCTGTTATGAGAGGTTCTATGGGTACAGTTATTATAGAATTTATGATGGATTGTATGCGAGAACGAGATTATAATAGAGATATGGATTATACTAAGTTAGCTTGGATTGATGGTCTTGATACTTCTTATAGAGATGTTGATGGAAATCTTAAATATATTAGTCTTGATGTTAATAAACATATTTATGCTGATTATATTATTAAAGCTAAAAACTCTGTTAAAGAACAAGACAAACTTCGTCAACTTCAACAGTATGCTTTTAGTGCTGCACAGAATGGAGATAATATGATGGCTATTGCTGCTATTGAGGGAGATAATGTAGCTACTATTACTAAACTTATTAAGAAATATCAAGAACAAAAAGATGCTCACGAAAAGGAACTTCAACAGCTTGAACAACAGACTGAACAAATGAAGCAAGAATTTGAACTTCAAAAAATTCAAGCTAAAGGTGAAGAAGATAGAAAGACTAAAGAACTTGAAGGTTATCTTGACCAACAAATCGAACTTATTCGTGCTGATGCTAATATGATTAGTTATAATGCAGAAGTTGGTGATGAAAACAAAGAAGCTGGTCTTAATCGTCTTGAAGCTGCTCGTACAAGAGTAGAACAAGAGAAAATTGGTATTGAAAGACAACGTAATATTCTTGATACTTTTAATAAAGAAAGAGATAGACAAGTTAAGATGTATGATATTGATACTAAACTTAAGATTGCCAAAGAGAATAAAAATCGTTATGATTTTAAGTCTAAAGGTAAGTCTAAAAAATAAGTTTTTATTGGTGTTCTTATATTATAGCCCTATTCCGACTAATGTTGGAGTAGGGTTAAATTTTATCTGTGAGTAGCTATTTATGGCTCTATATTAAAGAGATTTTTATTGACTGATTAAGGCTAAAGCCTTATATAAAATTGTAGCTAAAAATGGCTTTATTTTTCATGCTCTGAAATAATATACGACAAGCAGTATATATAATTATATTGTTTATCATTGTATTATTTGTCCTTTTCTTGCTATTATTATTGATTGTAATACAGATTATTATTATAATTGTACTGATGTTAAACTCATAAATACTTAAAGATATGAATTTAGATTTTGGTTATGGTCAGAATGGTAACGGCGATGGTGCTGGTTCTGACAATGGAAATGGCAATGGCGACCAAACTACCAATCTTAACACAGGTAAGATAGACCATGATACTAATGGTATGCCTGCTGATGATATTGATGGTAATGGTGGCGGTGATGGTGGTGACGGTACTAAACCTGATAACACCGGTAAAAATGGAGACGGAGATAAAGGTGGTGACGGTAATAAAGATGGCAATAAAGATGGTGATGATACCAATGCTAATCTTGAAGCTGGAACATCTATCGAAGTCGGAGAAGATACTTATACAGTAGATGAAAACGGAAATCTTCTTGATAAGAATGGTAACATTTTTAAAGAAGCTAAAGACGTTAAAGCATGGCTGGATGAGTTTGAAAATATTACTGATGCTGATAAAGATAGTATTTCTATTGAAACTATTCAAGAGGCTGTTGGTGTTCAGATTACAGACGATAATGATAAGCCTGTTGAATTTGAGAATAATCCTGAAGGAATTAAAGCTTATATTGACGCTGTAATCGAAACTGCTAAAGAAGAACATTTTGAGACTGCTGTTAATACTCTTTATCAAAAGTATCCTATTCTGAATGATGTATTAAATTACTATATAGCAAATGGTAATTCTCTTGAAGGATTTGGTGAAGTTCCTGACCGTTCCGGTATTACCATTGATGATTCTAATGAAGCTCAACAAGAAGCTATTATCCGTACTGCTTGGGAAGAACAAGGTCGTAAAGGTGATGTTGAAAGCTATATAGCTTATCTTAAATCTTCTGGTACTTTACTGGCTACTGCTAAAGAAGAACTTGCTGGATTACAAGAAGCTGATGCACAATATCGTAAACAGATTGAAGAAGAAGCTGAACGTCAGGAAACTGAAAGACTTCAAAAACTTGAAAATTATTGGAATGGTGTTCATGATGTAATTAAGAGTCGGACTATTGCTGGTTATCAAATACCGGAATCTATTATTATTAATAGAAATGGTCAGAAACTTTCTGTTACTCCTGAAGACTTTTTTAATTATATTTATCGGGTTGATAAAGACGGTAAATCTGCTTATGAACGTGACCTTGCTACGGAAACCCCTGAAAGTCGTCGTGATGATGAGATTCTTCGTGCTTATCTTAAATTCGTTGGAGGTAATTATTCTAATCTTGTCGATATGGCTATCAATAAGGAAAAAGTTAATAGACTTAGACTTAAAGCCAAAGAAAGAAACGCATCTACGGTTAGAATTAGTAAACCAAAAGCTAATACTAATAAGGGAACAAATATTGATTTAGGTTATAACTAATTAAAAGTTTTACGTTATGTATAAAATGCGTATTCTTTCACAGGGTAAATATGAGGATAGAGGATACTCTAATGAAGAGAGTATTGCTTATCTTCAATTACAAAAACCTGTTGAGATTAATGCTTTCCTTACCTATAATTATGGTATGGATGATGACCGTTTCCCGTTGTCTTTTATGACAGAGGGTCAAGGTAGTTCTGGTACTGTTGATATTGCCACTGTTCAGTGGACTTGGAGTACAATGGGTCGTATGAAGTTTACTGACTTTGTTACTTATTTCAACACTGCTAATACTAAGCCTGGTCTTGCTGGTGCTGAATTTGAAGTACATTTTAGTACTCATTGGTTTATTGAACAATATGGTCTTATCGCTCCTGATGGTATGACTCAAGTTCGTGTTCAGAAAGACTTGGGAGAATCTCCTTATGGTTATGGTTATTTGCTGAAACTTACTTCTCCTAATCCTAATGCTTTTATCGACCCTGATATGCTGGCTAAGGGTAAGTATTGGAGTATGTCTGCACCTACTGTTTCTGAATCTTATTCTAAGGGTAATAGAAGTAATTCTATGGGTCCTGGTAAGATGACTTCTCAGCTTGAGTTCCATCGTTATTCTAAGGAAATTGCTGGTAACTTGGCTAATGTTATTACTGAATATGAGTTCAAGACAAATGGCGGAGGTACTTCTAAACTTTGGATTAATGAAGAGATGCGTCAGTTCCATTTGAATATGCGTGTTATGAATGAAGAACGTCTGTGGATGGCAGAGTATAATCGTAATGCTAACGGTGAAGTTCTTCTGAAAGACCGTGATAATGGTAAACCTATTCCTCATACTTCTGGTATGTTGGAGATTTGTCGTGAGTCTAATTACGATACTTATGGTGAGTTCTTGCCTCTGACTAAGATTAAGAGAACTGTTGGTGATGTTCTTGACCGTGATACTGATACCGGTACTATGAATATCGTTCTTATGGGTGGTAAAGGTTTCTTGGAAGACTTTGATGAAGCTATGAAAGTTGATGCTAAAGAAAATGGCTTCCTGACTCCTCTTGGTGATAAAGAAATTCAAGGTAGTGGTGATAATCTTGAGTATGGTGCTTACTTCCGTAAGTATAAGACTGTTGATGGTCACACTATTACTGCAAAGCATTGTTCTTTCTTTGATAAGGGTACTATTGCAGAAGCAGCTAAACAGAATGGTATGATTCATCCTCGTTCTGGTTTTCCTATTACTTCTCACCAAGCTTGCTTTATTGACTTCTCTTCTTATGAGGGACAACGTAATGTTCGTATGGTTCGTCAAAAGGGACAAATCTATAAGGCTAAGGTTATTGAAGGTATGACTGATATTCCGGCTTGCTGGGGTCTTCCTAATACTAATCATGCTGCTACCGAAGTAGATATGGCTCGTTATGAAGTTAAGTCTTCTCTTGGTCTGCAAGTTAATAACTCTAACAAGATGTTCTTGTTAAAGTGCGTATTGTAATTAAATAAACCTTTTAAGTTATGGATAATAATTCTGCTAATGGCATGAAATTTGGATTTGGTAAATCTGATGCCAATAAAGATGAACAGAAGATTGACAAAACTATCTCCCCCGTAGAGGGAGCAGATGATAATAAACCAGCTCCTGCTGTTGATGCTGCTCCTCATGAAGATGTAGAAGAAGAATATACGGATAATCGTAGTGTTACGGTTATGTTAGTAAAGAATTACTCTCTGTATCGTAAAGCTAATGATAAAGTTCTTCCAAGACGTAAAGATTTTATTGGAAGTAGTATTCATTCTTCTCGTGTTCTTTCTTCAAATAAAGAGGAAGTTGATACGTATTTTCCTAATATTATAGGTCTTTCTCCTTCTGACCCGAACTTTGTTATGAGAGTTAAACAACATCTTAATAATATTCGTGTTCCAGTTGACGAGCTTGGTCGTACTTTTAACACAAGTTTCCATTACTATCATAAGAAAGACTATTATCGAATTAAAGCTGAGGAAGATAAGATAGAACAAGTTTATCAAACGGCTAATCGTCAAGACGTTAAAAAGCTTCGTGATGCTCTTAAAGAGAAGATTACTAAGCTAAATATTCTTGAAAGCAGTAAGTGTAAACTTGGCTATCCTATTAATATTGATGATTATCTGATGTATCGTCATTGTCTTCTTTATAATGATGTTGCGAAAGATGTTGCTTTAATTAATGTCGATAGTAATATTCGTTTTTATTTCAAAGACGACCAAAAAGAAGCTGAGAAACTTCGTAAATATCGTATGGAAGTTAATAAGGCTAAAGCTAATTATGTTGCTTGTCTTGCTGATAACGTTCTTTTCGATGCTGTTTATACTCAATATTGTGTTCTGAACAATCTGCCTGTTATATCTTCTCTTGCTGAAAACAGACTTGATAGAGAAATTAAACTGGATAAATTCAGTGCTGATGAACCTGTTAAGTTTAATAAGATTTTCAACAATAAAGATATTAAACTTGTAGCTACTATTGAAATGCTTATTGCTCGTGGTGAACTGATACGTACACAGTATAATCAGAACATTACTTCTCCTGATGGGGATTTCATAGGTGCTAATATGGGTGAAGCTATTGCTTGGTTTAAGAATACTGAAAATAGTTCGGTTGTTAATGCTTATATGAACAAACTAAAGAATATTTAATATGAACATTCAAGAGATGCACAATACGTTCCGTACTCTTGGTCAACAAATGGGTATGCAACTTATTAGAGGTATTCTTCCTGAAAGTATTGATGTTTATCTCAATGATGTGATTATAGAGAAGACACAAGTAGAGCTTTTACAGGGTGTTCGCACCGCTCTTCAAGATAGTGTTAATACCCAAGCTTCTACTATGTCTCCTATCAATGCTTTTAGAAGTTTATATCGTACTGCTCGTTATGCTATAAATACTGAAGACGTAAATGAAGATACTAAAAAAGTTAGTTATTATAATGCTAACAATGGATTTCATATAATTAATATACCTGTTGTTGGCTCTGAAATAACTGTTGATACTAAAGAATATAAAATTTCTCCTATGATGTTTCTCGGCTTTAGTGTCGAATATGATAATACTCTTAGAGGAAATTCTATTGCTTGTAGAATGATTGGTTCTGATGTTTTAGAAACTACTCTTCGTGATTATTGCAATGGGGCAAGTAAAGATTCACCTATTGTTTGTTTAAGTTCTATTCCTATTGTAGAGAATGGTCTTGAAAAGACAGGTGTTATTTCTAATGAACAATTAGAAATATATACTAACTCAAAAGGTTGCGAAGTTAAGTTTCTTAATATTAAATATATCAAGACTCCTAATGTTGTTAAGCATGATATAGATATTGCGAAATGTGTTAATTGCGATTTGCCTGCTTATACTCATTTTGATATTGTTGAGAAAGCCGTTGCGAAGTTTTATGCTTCTGTTGGTGCTCAAACTCCTAATCAAGCTACACAACAAAGACAATAATATATTAATGTGATTAATTAAATTAATAATATGCGACAATTTCTTTTAGGTGCTAAAGTAGCTTATGCTACGGGTGCTGATTTATCAAAGGTTGCAGACGGTGCTATTGGTTTCTTCTATAATAAAGATGGAGCTCCTACCGTAACTGCTACTGGAAAAGAGATTACCTCAGAGGCTATGATTGTTCTTGGTCGTCCTGCTGATAAAGGTGGTCCGGTTGTACTTCCTTTCTTTAAGAATAATTTTTCTTATGTTAAGGGAGTTTATGAAGCTGCTACTAAGTTTAGTGCAGAAGTAACTATTCCTGCTCCTACTAAGATTGGAGATTATTCTCTTATTGTAGTTCTCAAAGGAGTTAAGTTTAATGAACGTAACAAATGGACTGCAATGGTTCATGTTCGTGACGTAACTATGACTGCTAATACTTTGGCTGCTAAGATTGCTGAACAGATTAACAATATGACTGCTGGGTCTGGTGTTACTGCTACGGCTGCTGCTGCCAAGATTACTATTACAGCTACTAAAGAAGGAGTTGATTACGAAATTCTTGGTGCAGACGAACTGTTCGGTCTTGATGTTACTGTAAGTGCTCAAGGTCTTCCGGCTTATGGTAGTGCTAAATACATTCAGGATTTGGCTGAAAAGGCTGCTGCTGATGCAGGCTTTGAATATACTTATCGTGATGCTTATTACTATCTGTATCCGAATTATCCTTTGAATCCTCTTGCTCAGCCCGACACAACAGATGCTGGTTATACTATCTTTACATTACGTTTTGCTGAACCTCGCGATGTTAAAACTCGTGATGAAGTAGTTAATCAGATTGTTCAAGTTGCATTCCCTACCGGAGCTGCTGCTATCGCTACATTCGAAACTGTTTGTAAAGCTTTGGCTGGTATTGAATCTACAGCTACTGTTGCAGAAGAAGCCACAGAATAATATCTGATATATACTATTTGTCAAAGTTTCAATATTAATTAAGAAGAGGTTGTCGATGTTAATGTAATAATTAATATTGATAGCCTCTTTTTACTTTGAAAAGATATGGATATATTAGGTGATGCTTTAAGACAAGGAATAGCTCCTGCTATTGTAGTTGCTATTTATTTAATAGTTACTAAAATAATAGATAATCGTAGGGAGGCTGCTCAAATAAAACTTAGCACTGAACTAACACAATCTATAAATTCTATTAGTAGTTTTATTGTTAGTCTTACTAAAAATATTGTTAATAGAGATAAAGAAAAATGTAAGATAGCTATTGAAGATTCTATGTATTCTGCTGGTATGCGTCTTATAAATTTCGTATCTACTACTATTGTAAACAATCATATTGATACTAATAAAGACGATATTATTTCTAATATAAAGAATATTGTTAATGCAGAATATTATACTGTATATTCTTCTTTATCTTTATATGTTATAGATGATATAAAAATATCTGATTATCTTAATAAAGATTGGATTGATGCTGTTGAGAAAGATATGATAGATATTATATATAATACTTCTCTTAGTAAAGAAGATAAAATCCTTGCTTTTAGCAATAAGATTAATATTAAATTTCAATCTTATATTACTTATATTATTAATCGTGCTATAAAATGATATTACTATGGAAGAAAAAGTAAGACAATCTATTATTGACAATTATAATATTATGCTTGCCAATATGGAGAAGCGAAACATTGATGCTCTTGAACTTGGATTTATCAATGATGATTGTGTTCCTATGCTATTCTCTATTCTTATACATTGTGTAGAAAATATTGAGATTTTTAATCCTACTCAACTTAATAATATTTCTCATTTTATAAATAAGTTAAGCTATGTCGGATAATTATAACGAAGTACATGTTCTTGCTGATGAACACAACGATACCGTTGAAATACATCCGGAATATGTTTATCTTACTATTCCCGCTGATTATGTTTGTGTTTATCACAAACTATTGACGTATATGGCGGATTTTGGTAAAACTATTGTTGATGATTGTAATGCTATATGTCAAGGCAATAGTAAGAATATTATTACTTGTTGGAATCTTTTTCAATCTGCTATTGCTTGTCGTACTTTAGGAAGAGAAAAGGAAGCTGCTTTCTTTATTGATTATATTAAGAAACAACTTAATAATATTTATAAGGGAACAGATAATGTTGTTCATAACAGTTCAGTTCCTCTTGCTATTACTGAAGATGGCAAACTTAAAGCTATGGTTAGTTGTGGAAATGATACTCATTTTTATGTTGATGTTGAAACTGGACAACTTTATCAAGAACAGCTTGAAGGAAAAGATGATGGTAAGGTTTATACTGTTGAAGGAGATAATATGATTGCTAAAGATGGTGCTAAAGCTGATTGACAATAACATTCCCTCTACGGGGAAGTAGGTTTGGAGATATGGTAGATACGTCTATTATAGCTATTGTTAGTTATCATTGTACTAAAATAGTCGAGTATGAACTATCTATCATTATTCAATAACTTAGCTAAAATTAGCTTGATTTTAAGTCATAATAATTAAAAATTTTATGAAGCCTGCTTATAAAAATTTAGGTAAAGTTTGTCTTACTCCTGAAGGTGAATTTGATAGAAATAAAGAGTATGAACGTATCAGTATGGTTACTGACCCTGTTACTGGTATTTCTTATATTTCTAAAAAAGATGTACCTAAAGGAGTTAGTATAAACAATCAAGAATATTGGCAGAAAGTTGGTAGTGGTGGTTTTCGTGATAATAACATCATTGTTCTTAGCGATATTGATGCTAATGGAAATCTTATTACTTATACTTTGCAAGAAGCTATTGCCACTATTCATTCTGAAGATAGACGTCCTGGTCTTATTTTAGGCTTTTATGGTCTTAATACTCAAGAAGTAGATAATAAGACTACTTGGTACTTATATCAATTTGATTCTTATACTGTTGATGATTGGTTTAAACTTTCTTGTTGGAAAAGTATTTATGATAATGTAAATAAGTTTAAAGGTTATTTTCTTAATGAATGTTTACTGTTTAAACAATTTCCTCTTCCTACTGTTGGTGATTTTGCTTTTGTTGGTGAGAACTTAGAAGAAGCTGTTATTTATTTCTGTATTGATAATGGAAAATGGACTGCTACTAAAGTTCCTGCTTTACAATTTGCTAATAAGTATAAGGCTATTTATTCTCGCGACTTTGGAGAATTTAATGTTCACATGGATGAAACTTATGCTGACCGTGCTCATAAGGATGGAGAAGGTAATATTATTCATGATACTTATGTTACTCGTAAAGGACTTAAGAATGCCATTATTGAAGAAGTAACTAAAGCTATTTGGGCTGCTGATTTACCTGATGGTATTGTTCGTATGGAACATTTATCAGAAGCAGTTAAACAATTTATCGGAAGTCTTGGTAATATTGTTAATGCTGCTGATGACGAAGACTTAATGGTAAAAGATAATCTTCTTAAGTTTAATGATAAGGAATATTGTGAAACTACTTATACTGGTTATGGTCGAGTTTTTCTTCGTAAGAATATGCTTGACGGAGTTAATGTTCTTGAACAATATCAAATAAGTAAAGCTAATACTCGTTATATTGTACAATATTTCCATTGTCTTGATGGTCATACTCTTGAAGTTCCTGAACATTGTATTCTTGATTTCACTGCTGGTGGTTGGTTTAGAAATGGTACTTTGATTTGTAACGATACTCTTATTATTGCTCCTAAGCCAGAAGATATTACTGTTAAACTTGAAGGTACTTATAAGTTTTTTGGTGTTAGTTCTGTAACTGAAGAAACTATTAAAGATATTTATGAAAGACTTGAAAATATAGAAAGTCCTTTTGTAAAACTTAGTCAAGAAGAATATGATGCTATTTCTGATAAAGATGATACTAAACTTTACGCTATTGTTGGATAATTAAATAATTAAGATTATGGACAAGTTGATAAACAAAATCGGTGTTGATAAAATTATGCATTTTCTTGCAGGTGCTTTTATTGCTTTTACTATTAATACTTTAGCTATTCTTCAAGAAGGTTGTGTTGGTGATTGGATGAATGTTGCTATGTGTAGTGTAGGAGTAATTATTGCAGCTATTGCTGCTTGGATGAAAGAAGCCATTATTGATGGTAAATGGAATTGGTGGGATTTTATTGCTACTATTCTTGGTGCTTGCACTACGTATATATTTGTTGCTCTTGGTACTTTCTTTTATATAAGTTCTCATTAATATGGCTAATATTAATAAAATAAAAGCTGGTTCTTCTGACCCTACTGCTTTAATGTTTGACAAATATAAAACTGGAACTGCTAACGGAGGAATACTTTTTGGAAGTCTTATTCCTGTAGATAATTCCGTTGCTGCTGTACAAGCTGTTTCAAATTCTGTTTGGCAAGTTAATGATGGTTGGGAAGTAGAAATTATTAATAGTAAGAAAATTGCTATTAAGAAGTTTAAGATTGATACTTGGGGTCTTAGACAAATTGTTGGTAATCCACATACAGACCCTAATTATAATAGTCTTAAAGTTAATGTCAGCGGTATTAATAGAGTTCATAATGAAGTTATTTGTCATACTGCTGGCAGTGATACTCCTGATGGATTTACCAAAGCTTATGGTGGTAATGGTGGTTATAATGTATATTGGTACCCTGGTCAATTCAACTCTGGTAGCTCTATGCAAGGTCTTGTTATTCAGTTTGGTGTTGGCTATATGGCAAACGATAATGAAAGAGCTGATGGATTTCAAATTGGAAAACATCCTTGGGATGTTGGTACTAAAGTAGGTATTGTTGATGGAACTATTACAGGTACTTGGGCAGATGGTTCGTATAGAGCTATAACCATAGGTTTGTTTGGTGGAGTTCAAAATGCTACCGCTTGGCATGATGAGACTGGAGATGCTTATAGACAATATGATATTTCAGATAATCCTATCTATATTGATTTAGATGTTCCCGATACTACTGTAGCTATAGATGTTACTTCTGTAGAATGTTGGGATGCTTATGCTGGAGAAGACCAAGTTTACCATAAAGATAAAACTTTGGAAAACTGTTGGAAAAAATATGGCTTTGCTTTTCCTACTGGATGGAATATTACTAAAACTAATTTTAATACTAATGAATATATAGAATGGATTAGTCCTACTAAGTTTAAAATTAAAGGTATTCCTGAAGGTGGTATTACCATTACTACTACTACTACTACTACTGCCAATTATGTTAATATTAATTGGAAACAATTTATTGCTAAACTTAGTCAAGGATTACCTATTGGTGCTTCTATTAAAATTGTAAGAGCATTTACTAATGCTTGGTATAATTATGATGAAGATACACATACTTGGTCTAATCCTGTTGAAGATATAGAAACAGTTCTTTCTGTTGGAGATAATACTATTGCTGCTTTCTCTGATGAAATACATAAGAAAGATACTGATGAAAATATGACTTATTCTGAGTGTAAGATTGTTATTACATCCGATACTCCTGTATATGAACTTGATTGTAAAGTAGAAATAGTTCCTACTTTTACTGATGGAGAAGTTCTTACTATTACTGAAAATAAATGGGGATTAAGTAAAGTTAAAGTTCCTACTATTACTGATTTAACAGAACATATTAGTAAGTTAATGTTTAACATTAATCCTGCTAATGCTGACTTTTGGACACCTATTAAAGAGTATTATGCCGCTAATGTTCTTTCTGGAGATGCTGTTTATAGAAAATTCTATAATGCTAAAAATCTTGATGAACTTGCTATAATACTTCCGAGTGCTAATTGGCTTTATTATGATACTACGTTCAAATTTGCTTCTATTAAGAAACTTACTTTTACTGGTCAAGAAAATACTAATATTACTTCTCTTAATGGAATCTTTGAAGGTCTTGGTAATCTTAAAGAGTTTATAGTAAACGTTGATGAAGCTCATAATGGAGATTATATAGCTGGATGTAATGATTGTTCTAATATGTTCAATTATTGTGGTTTGGCTACTTATCCATCTAATTTTATTTGTTGGAATGCTTTTAGAGCTAATGCACAAGCTTATAGTAGAAATGCTACTAATGCTGTGTCAATGTTTTGGAATTCTGCAATAGAGACTGTTCCTAATTATGGTACAGATGCAGATGCAGATGCTAATACTATTTTGTGTGGTTATGCGAGTGGTATTTTCTATAATTGTAATAAACTTGTTACTGTTGGTCCTATTCTTGATTTGTTACTTATTGACCCTAAAGGTGCTGAAAATATATTTGTAAACTGTACTGCTCTTACTACTATTAGAATTAGAAATCTTAATCATGGTGATTGGAGATTTGATAATGTTGCATTTGAAGGTACTAAGAAACATGGTACTCTTGCTGCATTAAATGCTGCTTCTATTCAGTATCTCTTTGCTAATCTTAGAGATTTAAATCTTTATGATGCAAATAAGAATACTGAAACTATTAGTAATAGCTTCTCTAAATGGAGTAGTAATTACTTTAGAAGTGGTATTTTTGAATCTGCTTATAATTTCAAATTCAATAGTATGTTTGAATTTCTTGCTAAACTTAGGACTGCTAATCAAGCTAATGCTCCATTTATAGTACATACTACTGCTACTGGTATTTCTATGATTTTCCAAGTTAGTGGTCTTGCTGAGGGAGATTCTCTTATATTTGGTGCAGCTGGTAGTGCAGAACCTGATTTAACAATTACTGCTGATGGACAATATACTATTAATAAGAACGATACTGTAGATAAAGGTTTCAAACTTATTGGTGATGCGTCTGTAAGTAGTATTGTTAAAGTTACAGTTAATAAAGGTTGGGATTTGTCTATACCTAAAGTACAATCTGCTAATCTTTATTGTCCTGCTGAATGGGAAGCTAATATTACTGATGAAATGGTAACCGCTGCTAATGCTAAGAATTGGAGCGTTTATATTGATGGTACTCTTAAATCTGTTTAATGTATGAACAAAGATATTTGTGAAAGATATGATGCCTCCACTCTTCAACAAATGTACAAAACTGTTACAGATGTTGAGAATGGAGGTCTCAAAGAAAAAGATGTATTTCCTGTTAGTGTTATACAAGCTATCTTTGATGGACTTACTGGAACTCGATTAGACCATATTCTTTCATTTGGCAACTGCATTTATGTTCCATTTCAAGGTACTCGTGAAGCTACGAGACTTATGATTGGTTCTCAAATGCGTCGTAAAGGTCTTATTATTGTTTTTAGAGATTTAGACAATATGACTTATACGCAACGTTATCTTTATGCTGATTCTGTTGCTGATGAACATTGGAGATATGATGATAATTGGGAAGATTGTTTTGTTGGTTTTGGAGATTTAGAATTTGTAGAGCAACTTAAACAATATCTTATTAAGTATATTGATGAACAACTTAAAAAAGTTCTTCCTCCTGAGGGTTATGAATTAGTAATGGTAAATCGTTCTCCTGTTCCTCCTGATGGATACGAATATGTTGTTTATATTAATGAAGACGGTAAACTTGTTAAAGTTTGTACTACTGATAAAGAACCTATTGTGCGTAAAGTTAGTAAAGAATAAATTATGGCTGAAAGACATGATGAACAGTTATATGGAGTTGCTTCGTTAGATAAGCTATTTCCTATCATAGATGTAGTAGATGATTTGACTACACCTATTGCTACAAGACCATTGTCTGCCAAACAAGGTAAAATACTTAAAGATTTAATTGATTCTCTTGAGCTTCTTAAATTCCAAACTGTTGAAAGTTTACCTGCTACTGGAGAAAAAGGTATTATTTATCTTGTTCCTGCTGAGAAACCCGAAGATGGTACTAACATCTATGAAGAATGGGTTTGGCTTGTAGATGAAAGCAGATATGAACTTATTGGTTCGCTTGGTAAGATAGAAGTAGATGATGCTTTATCTTTAACTTCTACTAATCCTGTACAAAATAAGATTATTACTGAAGCTCTTAATCGTATTAATAAAGAATTGTTCCCATTGACTATTGCTGTTAGCGGTGGAGGTCTGTTTGAAAAACGTACTACACAAACTATTACAGTTACATGGTCTATTAAAGAAGGAAGTGATATTGTTATTCCTGAAACAATTACTGTTAATAATGAGACTGTTACTAATACTCATACAAGTAAAGTATTTAATAATGTTACAACTAATACTACTTATACTGTGAAAGCTGTTAAAGATGGAGTTACAGTTACTGGAAGTACTTCCGTAACATTTGTTAATCCAAGTTATTTTGGTGTTGTTGCTAATAATTTCACTCCTACAGAAGATGCTATTAAAGCTCTTACTAAGAGTATAAAGAATGATAAAGGTTATACAGGTACTGCTAATCTTAATAATCAAAAAACTTGTTATGCTTATCCTAAATCATTTGGAGCATTAACAGCTATTAAAGATGCTAATAATTTTGATTATATAAACTCTTATACTCGTACTGAACTTACTGTGTGGGACGAAGTATATTATGTTTATGTTCTTACTGATGCTACTACTATTGACGGATTTAAACAAATTTATTCTTAATATACGACTATGGCACTTAGAATTGGTGATAATTTTAATTATCAAGGTCAGAAACCTAATTTCGAAAGAGATAGTTTCAAGACTCTTGCTGCTATGAAAGCTTATCCTGAAACAAGTATTGACGAAGGACATCTTTCATATTGTAAAGAAGATGGCAAACGTTATGAATATAAAAGTTCTAATGACATAGATGCTACTACTGGTAGATGGCGTGAATTTGAATCTGGTGGAGGTCTTGAAGAAGTTCCTATTGCAACTAATGACGCAGTTGGTGGATTTAAAACAGGATTTGCTTCTACTGAAAAGAAATATCCGGTTCAAGTTGAAGAAGATGGTAAAGCGTTTGTTGAAGTTCCTTGGACAGATACTAATACTACTTATACAAATATGAGTGGAGCTACAAGTTCCGCAGCTGGAAAAAGTGGTTTAGTTCCTGCTCCTGCTGCAGGTGCTCAAGGCAAATACTTAAAAGGTGATGGTACTTGGGATACTCCTCATGATACTACTTATAATAAGGCTACTACTGAAGCTGATGGTCTTATGTCAAAGGAAGATAAAGCTAAACTTGATGGTTTGACAGGAGCTTCTTTACTTATTGTTACCCAAGAAGTTTATGATGCTACTGAACCTAAAGACGACAATACTGTTTATTTCATTAAAGGCTAAGTAATTGTTATGAATGTAAAACAATTATTTGAAAAAGTTGCTAAAGGGTATATTCCTATATACCCTTTAGCTTCTATGGATAATATAGTTGATGAAAATCAATCTATTAGTCTGACAGAAGTTCTTAATAAGTATAATCATATTTATGTAACTTTTGCAGATGATGCTAAAGAAACAAGACTTTTAATTCCTGATTTTCTTAGACGTTATGGTCTTTGGTTATCATACGAAAAAGATGGAAATCTTTATACTGAATTTTTCAAAGGTAGTAATGTTGATGCTCAACAAGAAGAACGTTGGAGTGGTGATGAGTATTGGGAATATGTTCCAGATTTGCAATATATTAATGATGCTTCTCAGCGTATTCCTAATGGTGCTATTCTCCCTGAGCATTTAAGTGATAGTCTTAAACAATTACTTTCTCAACATCATACTATTAATAATATGGTAGATGATGAAGACCTTGAAACTAAAGGTTGTGGTATTATTAAGTTTAAAGATAGACCTTATCAACCAAATATAGCTTCTGGTAAAGGCTATAAAATACTTCGTAAAGATTTCTATAATGGAATAAATACTCTTACTGTTGAAGACTTTGAGTGGCAAAATACTATTTATGAAGTTCGTTATGATTTTGATTTACAAGGTCAGACTATAAATCTTCCTAAAGGAGCTACTTTGCTGTTTAAAGGAGGTTCTATCAATAATGGTAATGTTTATTTTAATGGTGGCACTATTATAGGAGCTGACAAGTTTTCTGATTGTGGCAATGCTTCATTTACGGGGGAGTTTTCAAAAGGACTTATAATGAGTTTTGATGATACCCCTAAATGGTGGAATGGAACTGAATGGGTTGCTTTTGCTTCCGGAGGAGGAGAAGAACCTTCTGGTTATGAAGCAGAAGTAGTATCTGTTGAAACCACAGATGATAAAGCTAATGCTACTGTTAAACTTGCAGGTAAAACGTTTAGTTTTACTTTTGCTATTCCTCGTGGTAAGCAAGGTCCTCAAGGTATTCCTGGTCCTGCTGGTGCTGATGGAATCGATGGACAAGACGGTAAAGATGGTAAAGACGGTACTATTGAAGGTTTTGATGCAAATGCTGAAGCTGAAACTTCGAGTACTCCTAAAGCATCTGTTGAAGTAAATGGGACTACTCTTAATTTCAAATTTGGTCTTGTTAAAGGAGATACTGGAGAACAAGGTCCTCCTGGAAAAGATGGTGCTGATGGTGCTGACGGTAAAGATGCTGTTTTGCCTAATTGGAAAACTTATATTTACATAAAAGCTGATTCTAAACCTACCAAACCTACAAATACTGATATTCTTCCTTCAGGATGGAGTGATTATCCTACTTCAACTGGACAATGGTGGCAATGTATTGGTACTGTAAATGGCATTACTAATAAAGTTGTTGAATGGTCTGAAGTTCTTCCTGTTAATGGTAAAGATGGTACTGCACAAGATGGTAGTCATGTAGAAATGAGATTTGCTATTAATAATTCTCGTACTGACGCACCTACTTTAGATGCTGACGAACGTAATCCTTCAGGATGGACTATTCAACCTCCGAGTGTTGGAGATAGTAATTATCTTTGGATGACTACTGCTACTATAGGAGCCGATGATTCTCTTAAAACTAATTGGACTACTCCTGTATGTATTAGTGGAGAACAAGGTCCTGCTGGTGCAGATGGTCCTGCAGGTACTCCTGGACAACCTGGTGCCCGTGGACAATTAGTTTATCCTGCCGGTGTTTATGATGTTAATAAATCATATATTACCGATTCTAATTCTGCTCCTTATGTACTTGATAAGACAGACAATAATTATTACGTTCTTAATACTCAAATGACTTGGAAAGGAACTGAACAAGATAATAAAACTCCTTCCCAAAGTTATGAAGAAAGTGGTGGTTCTGTATGGCTATTGTTTGATGCTTTTGATGCTATTTATGCTAAAATAGGTATTATAGCTAACGGTCTTATTGGAAGTGCAGTATTTAACGGAGATTATATGTTTAGTCAGCAAGGTATTAATCCAAGTTCTTCAAATGCTGTTACTACTAATTATGAAAACTTTGATAAAGACCATATTTATAATGGTACTTTTACTCCTAATATAATGTTTAATTTTGCTACTGGCGCGGGACATCTTGCTGCTGGTAAACTTCTTTTTGATGAAGAAGGTAATTGTACATTAAATAATTTATATATTAAAGGTACTATTCAAGAAACATATAAAATTGTTAGTGGAGCGTTGGATATAACTCCTGATTATAATAATTATATATATACTTCCGCTCCAAGTAGTGACGTTTATATCAGCGGTAGTCAAATTTTTAGTAAAGATGCTAATAACCCAATTAAGTTTACTATTATTAATATGAGTACTTCTATTATTAATTTCTCTACTCGGAATTGGGAAGGAGAAAATATTAATCTTCCTTGTAGTCATCTTAAACTTAGTCCTGGTAGAAAATTGGAGATTCTTGCTGTTCCTAAAGGCATCGGTTCTGATGGTAATTCTATTATATTAAATATTAATGATTTTTATAGTAGAAAAACTCAAACTGGAGAAATTGGTGGAGTAAATATTACTGATACTTATGTAAGTAAAGATATGGAAACTAAATCTTAATATGGAACAAATTATTAATCAACTTGTAGCTAATTTTGATTTTGCATTAATGCTTGTAATAAATATTGTTACTTATGGAGTAATAAAGTTTATTGATGATATTAATGGTGATAAAGTTCCAACTACTTGGCAAAAAAGAATTGTATTTCTTGTAACTGCTATTGTTCTTGGAATTATTTATAAATATTGTACAGATGTTCCTATTCATGTTATTATTAATTCTTGTGTTATAGCTCCTGTTGCTTGGAGTTGGCTTGCCAAACCTATTGCTATTAGATTTGGTATTGATTATAAGAAAAATAAATAACGTATTACTATTGCTTATATAAAAACTTATTGTTATAATTGTAATATAAATATAACTGATATGAATAAAACAGAAGTTAATGCAAAACTTCAATATGTGTTTGAAGGGCTGCCTTTAAGTAGAGTTCAAAAGCAAATGCTTGGTGATGTTATCTCTACTATTATTGAAACAGCTGTAGAAGGAGTTGAAAAACCTGAACTTGCAGCTGCTACTACTAAAACTATCGGAGGTGTTAAACAAGCTGCTACTGTTGCTGTTTTGGAAACTACCGATGAAATTACTGATGTTATTTCTACTGTTAATACTTTAATTAATAACCTTAAGGCTGCTGGTGTAGTCGCAAATTCGTAAGTTATGGGAAGACCTAATCGTGGAACTGGAAGTGCTGGTATTAAGAAACCCGGCAATAGTAATAATGGTGGTGGTAAAGACCAATATAGTTTAGGTGGAAGTAGCTCTTCTTCATCTAAAGGTTCTAAATCTACTAAGAAGTGATGTTACGGAAGTTACTTATACTTCTAATCAAATTCATACCCGTCATACAAATGGCGGGTATGTTAATTAATAATCTTTTATATTTCAATGATGTTTATTGTCTTAGTTATATACTTGATTATCTTATTGGTAATTCTATTATTACTACTTTCTTACTTATAATTTGTAGTTATATATTTAACTTTTGTACTTGGTATAGACTTATTATTATTGCTAATTTTATTAATATTACTATTGATTCAGTAGATGCTATTCATAAGATACCTATTACTGATTTACAATTACTTGCTTTGTATCATTTTGTTGCAGTTATTTTTATCATTATTGCAACTATAAATCATATCAACAAAAAAAAATGATAAATATTAAGCTCCGTATTCTAAGAGGTTTACTCGAAGAAAGTATTAAGAATATTGATGCTGGTAATAGTAATCATAGTGCTGATGAACTTGATGAAATTATTAAAGACCTTACTAAGTTAAATAGAGGCATCAAACGTATTAGTAAACGTGAAGCTTGTGAGAAGATTCTCCATTGTAGTCCAAGTACTTTTGATAATTATCTTAAACTTGGTCTTATACCGCCAGGTCATAAAGAATATGGATTTAAAGAACTTTCTTGGAGTGAGAAAGATTTTGATGAAGCTACTCTTTATCGTATTAAAGATTATAAAGATAAACATAAATAAGCTATTGTTGTGAGTATCTCACAAGCAAAAGTATTGAGAATGGCACAGTTACAAGTAAAATTGTAATTGTGTCATTCTTGTTTATACTCGTTCTTAACTTTGCGTTGTAATCGGTTACAAAACTCTTATTAAATTAACTAATTAAAATCGTAAAGTTATGGCAGAAAGTAAAACTTTTGTCTTCGGACAGGATGCTAACAATGGTATGCTTGGTCTTCTTGCTCCTCTTCTTCAGAAGCAAGGTCTTGACCCTAATATGGTTATGGCTATGATGAATAATCGTGGCGGTGCTTTTGGTGGTGAAGGTGGCTGGTTCATGTGGGTTATCTTCTTGTTCTTCTTGATGGGATGGGGCGGTAACTGTTGGGGTGGCTTTGGCAATCGTGGTGCTAATGGAGATGCTGCTCTTGGTAATCTTATTAATAATGATAATGGTCGTGAACTTCTTATGCAAGCTATTCAAGGAAACGCTAATGCTATTAGCCAGTTGGCTTCTACTCTTAACTGTTCTATCGGTCAAGTTCAGCAAGCTATTAACGGTGTTATGAGTCAAGTTCAGCAAGTTGGTAATCAAGTTGGACAGAGTTCAATGCAGATTATTAATGCTATTCAGGCTGGTAACTGTAATATTGCTCAACAGATTGCTTCTTGCTGCTGCGAAAATCGTCTTGCTATTTGTCAGCAAACTAATACTTTGCAGCAGAGTATTAACAATGTTGCTAATGGACAGGAACGTGGTTTCTCTACTATTGCTTATGAAACACAACGTCAGACTTGTGATATTCGTGATGCAATTCGTGAAAATACTGCTCAAGTATTAGCTGGTCAGCAAGCTGCTGAAATGCGTGAACTTAATCGTGATATTGCAGAACGCGATAGAAAGATTGCTGAACAAGCTGTTGTTATTAATAACGGTCAGCAAACAGCTATCTTTGGTCAGATGATTCAGCAAGCTACTGCTCCTATTGCTGCTGCTGTAGCTGGTTTGCAGAAAGATGTTGATGGTGTTAAGTGTAAGTTGCCTGATACTGCAACTATTCCTTACTCCCCCGTAGTGGGAATTCCTTCTTGTGTTGCTGCTCAGTATGGTCTTGGACTTGGTTTAGGTTTTGGTTTTCCTGGTGCTTGGGGTTAATATATAAAACATAGTTATATTATGTCTTTATTTAATCCTTTTATAATGGCTAACAGGAATGGTATTCCTCGTATTGAAGCTACTGGAGTAAATATTAGTACAACTGCTGTTACTTTTAGCTTTCAGAGAAATGCCTTTTATAACAGAAATTTTGCCGGACTGATTATTTTCAGACTTCCTGCTTATACAGCTCCGGCAACTGCTGTTCCTGTTATTTTTGATACCGATGGAGAGAGTCAAGCTGTTACTACTCTCGATGGAGTTGCAGTTACTTCTGCTGAACTTAATAAGTCAGGTATCTATCTTGGTTTTTATGACGGTAGTACTCTTCAACTTTTAACTGGTGTTTAATCTATGTTTAGTGCTTTAGGACAAAATAGTGTATTCTATATCTTAGATAAGAATAATAAACCTACGCTTAAAGTTGGAAAAGTTGTTAAGGTTAATACTAATCCTCAATATTATGGTCTTGCTAATCAAGAAATTGATATAACTGTTGATGTAAACGGAGATAGTTACGAGTTCAAGAAAATTCCTGCTAATCTTTCTATTGTTAGCCCTTCAAATGGTATTGTTATTTCTGATAATGTTGATGATATGACAAGAGAATTTGATACTATGGTTAAACTAAGTCAGCAAGCTATTGATACTATTGATTACCATAGAGGAGTTATTGATAGTAAAGATGAAATTCTATCTATACTTAATCCACGATTTGCTAAAGAAAAGGAACAAGAAAATAAACTTAATTCTTTAGAAGGAAGAGTTGGTAATATGGAACAAGGTATAGATGATATTAAAACTATGCTGTCTAAGATGCTAAACAAATAACAAGGAGAATAAGATTATGTATATAGTAGAAATTACAGAAGATAAAGTTGATAATCTTCTTGAACATATGGGTAAAGGCATTAAATGTTTTAATAAAGCTATGGAATGTCTTGAAGAAATGAAAGAAGATGCTCGTATGAATGAGAGATATGATGATGACGATTATGACGATGAATACAGAGATGAGCGATATGGTAATCGCGGAGGTCGTTCTGGAGGTAGTCGTTCAGGTATGCGTCGTGGTGGCGGTGGCGGTAGATATAGCCGTTACTAATGTTTAACTTAGTAGGGGCAGTAATGTCCCTACTTTTATTTTTAATAGTATGAAACGTACTCCTTTAGATGTTCACGAAGATATGCCTATTGGTATGAAACGGTATATAAATAATTATGGTTGGCATTTTAATAAACGTGCTTATGAATATGCTACCAAATTAATGTTTAAACGTAATACTAAAACTAATAGAGAAGAAGCCATTGAAGCTTATACTAAAGAAGAAGTAGATGAGTTACTTAAAGAATATAATATAGAAATTAAAAATAAAATCATGTATGATTATGTTTTTGCTGCTACTATGTGTAAGGCTGATTATCTCGGAAAGTCTATTTCTGATAAGGAACATCTTGCAATGTATGTAAAAGATACAGTAGATGATGTAGATGCCAGTGATGAAACTACATTTAGACGTTGGGTTGCTACTATGATTGGTAACGGACTTCCTATTGATTGGTATGAGATATGTTAAAACAACATTTTACTATTCCTAAATATAATTGGGAAGTTGATGTTTATTATTATGTTACTTGTTATTATCTGAATGAAATTCTTACTAAACTTCGTTCTATGGGCTGTACTGGAGAACATTTAGAAGATGCTTATAGAAATATGTCTTCTTGTCAGCTTAATTCAGGTATTACTTATTCTAATAATACTCAAAAACATTCTCTTATTGTCATTTCTTCTACTTCTACTCCTGCTCAATTTATGAATAGTTTGTTCCATGAACAATATCATCTTATTAGTCATATAGTAGAAGAATATAATATAAATCCTTTTAGTGAAGAAGCTGCTTATCTTGCTGGATTTGTTGGTCAAAGAATGTATCCTAAAGCAAAGCACTTTTTATGTAAATGTCATTGCGAATAATACTATTAGTCTAATTGCAGTAGCATATCTTAAAGATAATGTTGCTGCAATTTTTTTTATGCAATTTTGTATATTGTCTGTTGGTTATTCAGATAAATATATTATATTTGCACATATTATTCATACTAATAAAATAAATAAAGTTATGGCTTCTATTGCTCAATTAGTTTCTGAAATTGCTCATTCTGTGAAGCAACCTGATAGTGTGCCTGTACGTCGTGCTATCAAACTTGGTATAATTCATGCTCGTAATGAAGCCATTAGGCGTAGTTATGGTAATCATAATTATACTGATAAAGTTCTACAACAAAGATTTAGACTTACTCTTACTGATGTTCCTGATGGTGATTTAGCTGGTTCTCAAGATATTGTTAGAGATAAAGTTAAAAGAACTACTAATAAAGTTCCTCGTCCTACTCGTCTTATTAATAATCTACCTTTTCATTCTGTTCGTACTTCTGGTATGAAAAAACCTATTGAGATTGCTTTTGTTAAAGAAGCATCTGCTCAATATTATTCTAAACTTCCGGGTATGTGTCCTGTTATTACTTATGATTATATTAATGAATATATTTATATTAATATTCCAGAAAATAGTAAACTTACAAATGTAGGTTCTATTATTGTTGAATCTGTGTTTGAGTATCCACATCTTATTCAAACAGAAACTGTTGATGGAAAATTAGATTTAGATAGTATTGATGATAATGATGAATTTCTTCTTCCTGAAGATATGATTGGTACTATTAAGAAATTTGTTCTTGAAACTTGGAATACTAATGTAATTAGAGATACTAATGAAGTTCCTTCTCCTAATATTGTAAGTTAATAAAATATTATGCTTCCAGATATTACTATTAAAGGATATTATCTTCAATTTATCCATAATGCTAAAAATGATATAACAAAGTATAAAAATGCTCTTGAAGTTACTCTTAGTGTTAAAGAACAAGTTTATAAATATATTGAAGATAATAAAACTATACTAAATGATTCTTTTGATATTAATCTTGATGATATTGAAATAGAATTTCGTCAAAAGAAATATAATCCAAAAGAATATCTTTATAATATTGTTATTAGACTTCTTAGAAATATAGATGTTCATCCTGATAGAATAGTTCTTTTACAACTTGCTAAATATTGTAATATACTACGCAATGAAAATAAATATAATAAACTTATAGAACTTGCTAATAAACGTAAGGATATTAAGTTTGGTATTTATCGTAAGTATGTTACTGCTTATTATAATAAAGTACATAAATGTGTACTTAATGGAATGGGTTATAGATTTGGTTATGGTATAGGTACTTATGTTATTAATCATTGGAAACTTGACCCAAAACGTGTTAAGAATAAAGTTCATCTTGATTATGCAGCAACTAATGCTAAGAAGAAAGAACTTCTTGCTAAAGGTATAAAGCTTTATGATGATAAAGAAGCTGCTTGGTATGAAGCAAGACATATTCCTTATAACGGAGTTGATTATAGAGTTTATAAAGAAAATACTGATTGGTATGAATTTACTTTTATTAAATCTGAAATTTTTAAAAGTAATAATCTTGAATATCAACGTACTGAATATGTTGCTACTAAATATAGAGGAATGTCTTATACTCAAATGGCGGAAGAATTATGCCATACTGAAGAAGATATTTATAATCTACAAGTAGATATAAAATATAAACTTAATATTCTTTTATATAAAGACCCGACTAAGTATTTAAATTATATCCGCAATGCTGAACAATGTAAGTACAAACGTGGAGCACATAATAGCTAAGATTGACAATGATTTCAATCCTGATAATAGTGATTGGATACCTCGTGTCGGAGCTTGGTGTATTGATGCTATGTCCCAGTTAGATGTTCTTCGTACTAAACGTAAGAAGAAAAAGCTGACTGTTAAAGATAGGATTGCTTATTCTGAATGTCCTATTAATAATGCTGATATTAAAGTATATGATAATAATGGTTGTGAAATAAAAGAAGCTGACGAAAGTTCATGTTGCAATAATTCTCCCTCTACGGGGGAGGAAACGACTGCTATTACGTCAGTTACTCCAGACACTGTTGATGTTGTAAATACTGGTAAGCCTCAACATATAGCTAATATAGCAGATACTGTTAATGATAAATATCCTTATCGTTATAACGTAAGACATATATCTGCTGATGTTAATATTTGTAAAGAACGTAATTATGTTCTTGCTGATTGTAATAAAATTGAAATAAATTTTGATGCTGATTATATTTATGTAGAAACAGAATATATAGAAACTGTTTGTAGCGATTCTTATAATTGTGAGCTTCCTGTAATTCCTAATAACGGTTTGCTTATAGAAGCTATTGCTTATTATTGTATGTATAAAATGCTTTGTAGAGGATATAAACATCCTGTGTTTAATCTTAATGCTTCTCAATATGGTACTAATCCATATTATATGTGGAATCAACTTAAAAACGAAGCTAAACGTTCTGTTATTGCTGGTGTTGTTGATGATGCTGATGCTGATTTGTTTAGGTCTAATCTGTTTGTGAATACGTTTGACCCTCGACATTGATTATAATAGCTATTTTTAGCTTGTATTTTAATTGAATATGGTATGCTGATAATTAGTATTAGTTTTGATAATAAGTCATTATACAGGCTAAGAATAAGTCATAATAATTAATAATTTTGTATTTGTTATGGATATTTCTCCTAAACTTCAAATGAATCTTCATCCTAAAGACGCTGAGAATTTGTCTTTAGTTACTGCTCTGAATGTTAAACTTTCCAATGATGAGAGCTGTATTACTAACGAAGAAAGTATTAGAGAGAATACTTTTATTAGTAATTTTCTTAAAGAATATTATAAAGATAGTAATGGAGTTTACTATGATTTTACTATTGTTGCTATTATACCATGTAATATAGAACTTGCTATTATTGCTGTTAAAAATAATGATGGTGATAAAGCTCAAATATTTCGTTATAGAGAAAAAACTACTAATAACGAAGAGTCTATGAAATGTGTATATGGCGATAGTGATACTAATTATCTTAAATATCATGGAGGCAAGATTAAAGGAGCATTTACTTATAATGTTGAAAATAGTCTTATACTTGCTATTGCCGAATATGATGGATTAGAAGAGAAAATACCTCTTCGTACCATCAATCTTGGTAATTATGATGATGATACTATTTTTAATGATAAAGATGTTCCTGATGAGGCTCTTTCTATTTCTCCTGAAGTTAGAATACCAAGTATGCGTAATCTTGAATATATTGCAGGAAATGCTTATAAAGGTTGGTATTATCTTTTTATTCGTTTCAAAATTAATTCTATTGATTATACTCAATGGTTTAGTTTTGGTTTTCCTATATATGTAGATACTCTTGAGAAATATGCTATTACTCGATATTGTTATCGACAGAAGATAACTCATATGAGTGGAACAAATGCTTCTAATATTACAAATCCTGAAGAACCTGAAGATGGTTTTTGTGCTGGAGCTTCTGATTATTTTAGTAATACTTCTGATATTGCTAATGAAACTTTTAAAATAGATATTAGATTTGATTCTAAAAATAATATTTATAGTAAGTATCAAATAGGTATTATTTGTGCATCTAAATCTTATACTAAAGCGTTTAGAACTTCTGATATAAATTTTAATTGGAATAATAGTAGTAATATTACTACTGAATTTGTTTTAAATAATGCTTCTTTAATAGAAGCTGCTGCTTCTGATTTTATCATAGATAATTATAATTATTTTGATGTTAAAAATATAATTAACTATAAAAATAAACTTTATATTTCTAATTATAAAGAAAATAATGCTAATGATAAAGATATTGTAGATAGCGGAATACTTAATAATATAAATTTAGAACTTTCAAAAGGTACTATATATGGAAGTTCTATAAGTTATGACTATACTATTTCTTCTAAAGATACTATTGGAAATTATCCTAATCAATACGATGGTAGCACTAATGGTATTCCTGGTACCGTTTATTTTAATCTTAAATCTGATGAAGAAGTATTTATATATGGTACTTGTAGTATATATGATAAAAATGGAAAACGTGATACTACTGTTGGGCAATCTTTTAAAGTTGGAGATATTAGTATAATAGAAAGTTCTTCTGAATTTACCATAGAAAATGGAGCTTTTGGTCAATCTTTAAGAAGACGTTGGGAAATTCCAAGTAATATTTCTATTGCTGTAATTACTACTACATATGTAGGTTCTTATGATCATGAATATACTGTTTATAAATTTTATGGTAATATGACTATAACAAAAGTCGTACATAATGAAGATTCTAATAATGTTCCATCTATTAAAATAAATGGAAATGATTTTGCTGTAAATGGAGGCGTTAATTATCTTAATATAAATAAAAGTTTTAATAGTAGAAAAATTAATAAGACTCTTATTGCTGGAGAAGTTTATAATTTCTTTATACATTTTGTTGATAAATATGGTCATTGTACTAATGGTTATAGAATAAATAATAATACTGTTTGGACTACTGAAGATGATAATACAGAAATAGTACCTATTGCTTTTTCTTATAATGGAAAAACATATTATGCTTCTATGCCTGTAGATTCTTCTGTTTGTAACGGTAGTTATCTCAATACTAATGGTTTAAAAATATATAGTAACATATCTTCTTATTCTGCTAAACTTACTGGAAGATTAACAAGTAATACATATATAGAAGCTTTTAAATCTTTATTTAGTAATTTTGCAGATAGTAAATATGATAACGTAAAATGGTTTCAAATAGCTTCTGGATATAATGCTGCTGAATTTCTTCCTTATTATAATAATAATGGAGATAAATTATTTAAAGTTCCTATTGCTAAACATAGTGGAACTACAGTAATGAAATATGGTTTTGATTTAAGAGGAGTTACAATACCTGATAATTATATTGGATATTTTATTTCTTATGAAAAATTTGAACCTATTAAACGTATTACTGGTATGCTTACTCGTAATGACTTTAGAAGTCAAGATTCTGTTGTAAATCAAAGTGGTGATTGGTTTGAGTTAAATACAGCTAATTGCCATAAGTCTGATTTAATGTATTTTTATAGTGGACAATATGATATTTCTGATTCTATACGTCTTGATTATAATTTGATGATTATTGAAGGAATTAATGTTTGGGATAAAAAAGATATTCCTAATTGGGATTATAATCAAAGAGGTCGTTCTTATAAGTTTTGTCATGATATGAATAAACCTCAATTACAAATTGATGATAATGATAAAACTGTTTATTTATTAGAAAATGCTCCTGCATTATATCCTGTTCCAGAATATAAACTTGCTGTTGCAGATAGTGCTGCTGATAATAGAATGGGTCTTGGTACTGCTCTTCAATTAAAAGATTCTTATAGTCTATTTTCTGATTATGACCCTACGTCTTCTAATTATGATAAAATAAAACTTTATAAAGTTACTTTATTTAATGTTAATAGAGATATTTATATGTCTAATAATAAAACATTAATTAGATGTACTAATATTATTTATGGAACAACTCTTACTAATGACGATAAGACATATAATGGAGTTATGACTTATGATGGTTGTATAATATATGAAAATCCAGGTCTTAATTTTAATACTGCAAATAATATAGCTTATAGAACTACTTATAATAATAAATATTATACTTCTGATGCTGAAAGAAAACATACTTTTGAAATTAATTGTCCATTTATGGCTTATGTTCAAACACCTTGTGTTGATGACCATTTTTATGAAAGCAAATGTTTTAAGAATGAACCTACTGGTTATGTATTCTATGTAAAACAAGATACAAGTAATCTTGATAAAGCTAATGAAAATAATAAATTTCAAACAGGTTGTATTGTTACTCCAGCTAATAGTATAGATTTATTTGAAAATAGACAAAGTAGTTCTGATATTTTTAATACTAAGACTTTTACTAATTATCGTGAAGCTTTAGTATCTGTTAATAATTTTGAAAAGACTGTTCGTAGAAGTTCTATTATTCAAGACGAAACTCGTGCTAATGGATGGAGAACTTTTCCTGTTGAGGCATATAAAAATATTACTGAAAATAAAGGAATTATTACTAATTTAATTGGTATTGGTACTATGTTACTTGTTCATACAGAACATAGTCTATTTATGTTTGATACTGATAATACTCTTGAAACAAAAGATAAGTCTATTCAACTTAGTCAGCCCGATGCTTTTGAAGTTTCATATAAAGAAGTGTTTACTTCTGCTCTTGGATATGGTGGTTTACAAGACGACAAATCTTATATTGTAGACCAATTTGGTTATACTTTTTATAATAATGATTTTCATCGTTTTTATAATTTTGATAATGGACAATTAAATACTATTGATGATGATATTATTCAATGGCTTGATAAATATAAGCCTTATAATGTACGATTTGCTAATGACAAATTTAATAATCGTATTCTTATTAAAATGAATTATCAAGTTGATAATGTAGAAAAAGATGCTATTTTAAGTTATAATTATAATGCTAATCATTTTGTAAGTTTACATGATTATTATTTTGATGAAGCGTTTAATACTAAATCTCAATTATATCTAAAATGTGATAGTGAAACTCATACTAATTGTTCTCTTCATCAATTTATTCAAGACGGAAGTTCTTATGGAAGTTTTGATAATGTTAAAGCTAAAATGAGAAGTGTTGCTACCTATCCATCTCGGATAGGAATTGTTGTTAATGAACAATATGATGATATTAAGTTCCTTGAACATATTACTTATAAGCTGAATAAATTTGCTAATCCTACAAAAACTGATTATACTAACTCCCCCGTAGAGGGAATGGTTACTCCATATAGTGCTGACTTGCTTAAAATTTATAATAACGAAGTTAATACTGGAGAACTTGATATTCTTATTGATAAAGAAGAAGCTAAAAATGTATTCTGTGATTATACTAAGCCTTATTGGGAACTTGGTAATTGGAATTATAGTTATCTTCGTAATAATATTGCTGATAGAAAGAATTATGGTGATGCTTTTGTTATGAGTAGAATTTTTGGTAATTACTTTGTTGTTGAATTTACATTCTCTAATACTGACAACCTTAAGGTTGAATTTGAAGAACTTAAATATAAAATAAATAAATAATTTACAATTATGAAGCGTAAAGTTATTAATGAGAATGGTCGTCAAAAGGCATTTATTGGTGCAGCTATTGGTGCTGTTGGAAACTTAGTTGGTGGCATCATTAGTAAGCGTAAGCAGAAGAAAGCTCAAGAAAAAGCTTATCGTCAAGCTCAAGAAGAACAAACTCGAAGTGAAGGTGTTCAACAAGCTCAAGCAATGAGTGCTCAATATGCTAATCAAGATTATGTTGACGAATATAGAAATAAAATTACTCTTAAAAATGGTGGTAAAGTTAGTATGAAAAAGAAAGGTAATGACCGTATAGCTATGGCTAAGAAGTTTGCTTGTGGTGGTAGAAAGAAAGCAAATCTTGGAAGTGAAATTATTAGTGATTTTAAAAACATTGGACAAGAGTTCAAAGGTGATAATTTCGGTAATACTATTGTAGGTGCTATTAATGGTGTAGCATCTGGTATTAGTGGTAATTCTGGAAGTAGACCTAACTATACAGGTAGTCTTCAATCTACAGCTGCTACTACAAGTTATATCAATAGTGCTCAAGAAGTTGCTCGTAATGCTGAACAACGTAAACAGCAACGTACTACTGCTGCTAAATATGGTACTCGTAAACGTTGTGCTTGTGGAGGTCGTAAAAAAGCATTATTTGGTATTGGTTCTGCTATTGGAGGTATAAGTAATATGATTGGTGCTGCTACTCAATCTACTGACCCTCAAAAGCAAGTTAAGAAAGCTGATGGTTTCGCTTATGATGCTCCTAAAGTAGGTATTGAAAAGAATAGTTATCAGACTGATAAAGATGGTAATCCTATAAATGCAGCTAATACTAATAATGCTGCTACTAATACTAATGTTTATCAAGATAGACTTTCTCAGGCTAAAATGGGATGCCGCAAGAAAACTAAGTGTGGCGGTAAAAGTCGTAGATAATAGCTATTATTAGCTTTAATTTTGTTTTAATATATAAAGACTTATAATCCATAGCAATAAGCAAATAGTTTATTAGACAGGCTAGAAATAAGTCAAAATAATTAATAATTTTTTATTATATATGGTTAAACGTATAATTCCAAATGTAGTTAGAGGTGGTAAAGCTATTCCACTTAAAGGTAAGACTAACTACTATTATATGCAAGGTCGTAAGCATTCTTCTGGGGGCATTGATATTGGAGAAAATCCTCGTACAGGTCTTGAAGTAGAAGATGGTGAAGTTATGCATGTTGCTGATAAAGAAATTAAAGTATTTAGTTCTGTTCCATTTCTTAATGGTGAATCTCCTGCTCAAAAAGTTATGGGTGGCGAGAATCCTACTAAAGTGTTTAATCAACAAGAAGAATTTAAAGATAAACATAATATGAATGATGATGGTACTAAAAAGAAAAAACGTATGGGTGGATTAAGTAGAAAAAAAGATTATGGGTCAAAGTCTAAACCTTATCCTAAAGTTAAGGCAGGAGACTTTGCTGGTGGTGGAAGAAGTTATCCTATTCCTACTAAAGCTGATGCTGTTGATGCACTTAGACTTGCAGGATTACATGGACGTAGTGATGTTAAAGCTAAAGTTTATAATAAATATCCTGAACTTCGTAAAAAGTCTAAAGCTGGTGGACTTTATTCAGTTACAGTCGGTGGTAGAACTAAGTTGAGAATGTTTCCCTCTACGGGGGAGTCTGCTGCACGAAGTGCGGCAGTTCGTGCTAAGAAAGTTACTGGAGGTCCAAAAGGTATTAATCCAGATTTAGTTGAAGAAGAAGATACTTATGATTATAATTATTCTCTAAGTCCTGCTGTTAATGAACAATTAAGACAAGAAAAAGCAGAAGTTGAACAAAGAGATAAAGGTTATAATCCTAATGCTACTGATTCTACTATTTCAACAAGTACTACTAATGATACTGATAAAAAGAAAGAAGATAAGAAAAAAAGTTTTCTTGGAAATATAGGAAAATATATTAAAGATAATCCTGAAACTATTACTGATGCTATTGGTCTTACTTCTAATGTTATTGGAGGATTAATTTCTCATAGCATGAATAGAAGTATGCTTAATAAACTTAAATATAATTCTCAGCCTATTGCAAGACAAGCTACTAAACTTAAAACTCGCATTAATATCAATCCTCAACTTGATAAGATGCGTGAAAGTCTTGCAGCTTATGAAAGAGATGTTGATACTAATACAGCAAGTTCTCGTGTTGCTCTTGCAAGAAAACAACGTGCTCGTCTTGCTAATATGTTGCAAACTAATGAACTGTTTGGCAATAAAGAAAATATTGAAACAGAATTGATTAATAAAGATAGACTTAATCAACAAACTGTTACTGATGCTAATATTAGAGATTATAATACTTGGAGTGAGAAGAAAGCTGCTTTTGAAAACGCTATTCGTGAAAAGAAAGCTGAAAATGATGTTTCTCTTATTAATATTTTAAATGCAGGTGTTCAAGATGTTATTGGTCGTAGAGAAAAGAGAAAATCTGAAAGACAAACTCGTCTTGCTATGGCTGCTGCTAATCCTAATGTAAATCCGAGAATACTTAGAGATTTAGGTATTAAGGGAATTACTGATGCAGATATTGACCGTTGGGAGAAAACATTTGCTAAGAAAAAGAAGAAAGATAACGATAATGAAGATTAATATTATATGAAAACTTTTGAATATACTACTCGTGAGTACACTCCAAGTATTGACCTTAATACTTTAGGGCAAACATTTAGTACTCTTGAACAAGGTCATAAAGAGGCAGTAAAGGCTGCGTCTGACCTTGAAGTTGCTGTTGCTAATCTTGATATGAATGAAGCAGAAGATGGTTTTAAACAACAACTTATTAATGAAATTAAAACTACTGTTGATGACAATACTATTTATGGTAATTCTTATGGTGCTCTTGATGATTTGATTATGCAAGCAGGAGATGTTGCTTCTGATGGTAGAGTTATAGGTCGTCTTAGAAGTCAAGCTGCTAAAAAAGAATATGATAAGAAAGTTGATTCTATGAATATTCCTGATGGAATGAAACAAATGTATAAAGAACAAAACGCTTATCATTATGAAGATGGTGGTATTGATGAACGTACTGGACGGTATCTTCCCGGAGAAACTTGGAAACCTACTACTAATCCTGTAACTAATATTCCTGAAACAGAAATACAAAAATACGCTCTTCAAATAGCTGCTAAAGATGCAGGAGGTGGAGAGGGTGTTTATTTTCTTGATGCTGCTGGAAGACCTACAACAGACCCTTCTCAATCTGAAGATGGAAGTATGTATAAAAAGGTAGGTACTAAGTATGAAAGACTTACTGAAGATAAGATTAGAGATGCTTATAGAGTTGCTATTGCCTCTATTCCCGGTGCAGAAGATAGTCTTAGACAAGATTATGGCTATGCAGAATGGCAAAGAGATAAATTAGCTAAATCTAATGAAGAAAAAGGAGAAAATCCTGCTCCTTATGTACCTGGACTTACTGATAAAAATGGTAATGTTTATAAATATAAACAATGGCTTGATAATAAGATAAATGGTTTTGCAGATGTATCTGCTTATAATCATGTATATAGTAGTGTAGATTATGGAACTGCTCTTCAAAATAGAAGAACTCGTGAAGCCACTGCTAAACAACAAGCTGGAGTTAATCAATCTGGTACTAAGGATGGTGGATTTGGAACATATATTATAGGTACTAAAGAAGTTGACGGTAATAGTTTTGCTGGAGCACAAAAGGCAAAAGCTGCTGCTAATGAACAAGGTCTTTCTATTGTTAAACATTGTATGAATAAAACATATGGAAAAGCTGATTCTGTTTCTGATGTTATTCAAGATTTAATAAATAAAGGATTAGCTACTGGACCTAATACTGCTGCTCAATATTTTATCAAAAGATATGGAGATAGAATGTCTAATGAAGATAAAATTAGACTTACTAATTCTTTTGTTGGTTATGTTAAAGCAAATCAACAATATAACGAATTACTAAAAGCTGCTGGAGATAATGCAGACGCTTTAATGTTTAGTGCAGATATTGCTAATAATACTTTTACTAATAATAATAAATATAGTAGAGAAATTATTAATAAACTTAATAGTTATTATAAATATAATGATACTGCTGATTGGAAAGTTGGTTCTCAAATATTAGAAGGTATTGCTAAGAAATATGGCACTTCTATAACAGGACTTAAAACTATGGGAATCAATATTACTCAAACAGATGATGGTAATTATAATGTTTCTATAGATGCTGAACATAGAAATCTTCTTCCTAAATTTGCTTCTACTATTAGAAATGTAAATAGTGAAATTCCAGGAACTTTTGGCGGTTGGCTTAAAAATAAATTTACTACTGGTGTTGCTTCTACTAATTATTATGAATATGGTAGTGGTGCACAAATGAATGATTTAGGTTGGCGTAATAAAGCCTTTACTTCACTTGCTTCTTATTATGATAATGCTGTAGAAAAAAGTGCTGATACTGAAGAAAAAGTTGGTATAACTAAAGGAACTGTTACTTTTCATGGAACAGATGGTGCAAGTTTTGGAGGTCTTTGGTATAGAGAAAATGCTACAAATCTTGGACTTAAAGAATCTGAATTACAATCTATTATTAAACGTCAAGACGGACAAGTAGATTTAATGTTTGCTAATGGTAATTTTGATTCTGGTTCTATTGAAGAACTTGATGCTTCAGGAAAAGCTGTAAAAACTATTGCTAATGCTCAAGAAATTAAATCTCTTATACAAAAAATGTATAATAATGATACTTGGGCTAATTCTATTAAGCGTACAGTAGTAATACCTACTGGTGGAGGAATGGGACAACCCAAAGGATATGCTCTTAGTTTAACAGTTCCTAAAGGAGCTGCTACAAGTAATTATAAAGAAGGAGAACATTATAGATTTATTGTCTCTGGAGTTATGGAAGAAGAAATAAACTATGACCCTTCTTTTAATCCTAATATTCTTGCAAGTAACTCTATGCTTATTTCTCGTGCTACTGGAAGTAATGTAGAAGCTATAGGATATAATGAAGATTTTGGAGATACAAGACTTGTTGCTAAAAAAGATGGTACTTATGATACTTCATTCATGGGTAGTAAAAAGAATTTGACTTATGATGAAGCTGAACAATATGTTGCTATATTTAATACTTTAGAACAACTTAAGTCTCAATATAATGCTGGCGTTTTTCATGATTCTAAAGCTCATGTTGAACAATTATATAATAGTTTACAAGTTATTGCTGCTAATTTATCTAATATTACTGACGTAAATACTAACGATATAGCGATGATTATTGGTAATTATCTTAATAATGCTGACTAATGAGTAAAGATAAAGTTATAACCGGTAATAGTCTTCTTGATAGACTTATGGCAGGACCTTATGTTAAGAATCCTGATTATAATCCTAAAACTAAAAAAGGTAAAATGCAACCTCCAATCATAACAGATACTTCTGCTGGTGATATTAATGGTGGTGGCTGGAGCAATACTGCAAACAAAGTTAATAAACTTGCTTTTACAGGTAGAGATTTAGGACTTACTAATGAACAAATAGAGAGTGACGCCGAAATTGGCGTTACTCTTTCTCCGTATAATACAGAAGATGAACTTAATAAAGCTCGTGCAGATAACCAAAATGCTTTTGAACAATTTGGAAATTTTCTTGTACAAGCTGGTGTTGGAGAAGTTGTTCTTGGAACATTAGAGGGATTTGGAAATATTGCTGATGGTATTATTAATAGTTTTACTGGAGACAATTATGGAAAAAATCCTTATACTCAATTCATGACCGAAGCTAAGGAAAATCTTAAAGAGAATTTTAAGATTTATAGAGAAGACCCTAATGCTTCTTGGGCTATGGGAGATTTTGGATGGTGGATGGATAATGCTGTTAGTGTTGCATCTACTGCTTCTTTATTAATTCCTGCTGCTGGATGGGCAAGAGGTTTAAGTTATGCTGGCAAATTATCTGGTCTTAGCAAATTAGGTAGAGCTACTGCAAGAAGTATATCAAAAGGTATAGCTAAAGCTACTACAAAAGGAGCTAATGTTGCTGGAGATTTTGGTGCAATACGTACGGCTGCTGCGAAAGCTGGTAGAATAGACCAAAGTATTAGAGGTGGTGCTGGTATTATTACTCAAGCTACTCTTAGTAGGACTGGTGAAAATTATATGGAAGCTAAAGCCATATACGATGATGTATATACAAGTTCTAAAGAGAATCTTGATAATATGCCAAATGAGGAATTTGATAAATTTCTTATTAATAATCCTGAATTTGCAGATATGTCTAAAGACGACATTGCTAAAGAAATTGCTCGTAAATCTGCTAATAAAACTTTTTATAATGACTATTGGATGCTTCTTATGGATATTCCTCAATTTAAAGCTCTTGGTAGTATTTGGGGAAAAGGAGCAAGACGTAGTTCTACTGCAAGAGAAAGAATTGCTGCTGCTAATCAACGTAAACTTCTTGCTGGTGCTACTAATGAACAACTTATTAAAGATAATATACTTAATAGAACTAAAGAAGGAATTAGATATGCTATAGCTGACCCTAAACGTAGTTTTGCTGCTCTTGAACTTGGTGAAGGTTTTGAAGAACTATATCAAGGTATTCAAAGCGAGAAAGGTATGGAAGTTGCTGCAAAGTATTTTGACCCTTCTCTTACTTCTCGAACTCTTAGTAGTTATCTTTCTGATGCTTCTATGTGGGAACAAGGTTTTTGGGGTGCTCTTGGTGGAGTTGCTTTTAATAAGATTGGTAGAGGTTTGCAAAAAGGAAGTAAAGCTCTTCAAGGTCTTTGGAATAAAAAGCATATGACTGCTGAAGATTATGAACGTTGGAAACGTAGTAATGATAAAATAGCTCTTGAACAAATCAATAACGTAAATGCTTCTGTGAAACAATTTGTTTCTGATATGGAACAAATTAATAATGGAACAAATCCTTATGATTTTATTAGAGATAAATCTACTGGACAATATATTATTAAAGACGGAAATATTGTAAATGAAACTATTGACGAAGAACAAAAAGATTTGCTTAAAGAACATGCTATTAAAAGATTTGTAGATAATACTACTTTAGATGCTGTTGATAATGGTACTATTGATTTAATGAAAGAGATTATTGGTAGTAAAGAATTTGATAAATTTATTACCGATAATGGTCTTCATTTATCTGCTTCTGATAGAGCATTGAGTGAACAAGTTATAGATAGAATGAATGAAGTTTCTGGAATATATTATAATGCACTTAATGACGTTAATTCTTTAACAGAAGACGCTAATCCTTATGTTACTATTAATGCGGCTCGCGATATTACTCGTAATAAACTTAGAGTTCAAGATTATGATGCTCAATTAGCAAATGCAAATGCCCGTATAGCAGAAGCAAATGATACTAATACTGATTATTCTGCTTTTGAAGAAAAAACTACTTATGATAGTATTCAAAATACTCTTATAAAATTAAGACTTCAAAGAACAGAACTTCTTAATAAATATAATGATGGAGAAATAAGTAAATCTGCTTATGAACTTCATAATAAAGAAATTGAAAGAAGTGAAAGAGCACTTATAAAACTTGCTGCGATAAGTACTACTAAAGGAGCTTTTTATAGTATTAGAGAAACTATAAAAGATTTAAACTATAATACTCAAGAAGTTATTGACCAACTTAATGAATTTATAAATAATTATAATAGACCTATTGAAGAAGGTGAGTCTGGTCCTGCTATTCCTACTGAAACTATAGAAAATCTTATTAAACAAAAGATTGCTATTTCTACTCGTAAAGCTTTTACTGAAGCTAAAATTCCTACTACTAAACAAGATTTTGAAAATCTTTATGATGAGTTTGCATTTTCTATGGACGCCATGATGCTTAATAAAGCTAAAGATGGTGTTGAACAAGTTAAAGAATATCTTAGAAATGCTGAAGATTTTGATGAGGCTTTAAATAGAGTTATGAACGAAAATACAGGTAATTCTAAACTTGATGAAGCACTTCATTTTCTTAAATATGGTTATTTTATTAATGATGCCGAAAACGGTCGTATGAGAGGTCAGTTAGCTTCTAATATTGAATTAGGAATAGCTATCGAAGATGCTCGAAAAGAAAGAACTAAAGCTGACGAACGTAGAAAAGAAGCTGCTGAACAAGATGTAGAATTACCAAGTAGTGAAGAACCTAATAATGATTCTCCCTCTACGGGGGAGGAAACTCAAACAGGAACTACTGGTACTACAAATACTGCTCCTCCAGTTACTGCTAATCCTGCTGATGTTGCTCTTCAACCAGAAGTAACTAATACTGGAACTCAAGTAACTCCTGATGCAGCTCCTATTACTGATACTTCTATACCTGCTGGAGAAAACCCTTTAGATACAGGTATGAGCGAAAGAGAGCTTCAAGAACAAGCTGCTATTGCTTCTGGCTATGAAACAGATAGTCTTAAAGCCTCTCTTGATGCAAGTAAATATGTTATGCAGATTGGTTTTAAAGAAAGCGGTCGTCTTGATAATATTACTAAAGCTCTTGCTAATGGAGATGCTTCTAAATATGAAGATTTTATTAAAGAAATTACTGACTTTCTTATAAGTAGAGGATATAGCAAAAATCTTGCTGAACTTACTGCTGGTAAAGCATTTACTAATACTGTTGCTTCGTTTGCTGCTATGAATACTAAAAGTTCTTTTGGTAAACTTGCACAACAACTTGCAATGGGTTTTGGAGAAGATAGTGCTAAAAAATATAGTATAACTGAACTTATTGATGGTAATGGTCTTAATGAAATAGTTGAGGCTTTTCTTCAAGAATATTCTGACCTTGTAAGAAATAATAATACTATTGATAATGTTCAAGTTATTAATATGGAATCTCTATTTAATTTCATTCTTAATAATAATGAGATAGATACTAATACTGCTGCATTTATTTATAATAATATTGGTAAGTTTATTGCAGCTCATGATGGTACTAAGTATAGATTTACAGGTTTTAATACTTCTACTCAATATAGTGCTGAACAATTCTTTAATAGAATTAATGAGAATAAATCTCAAGTTTTAGCATCTATGAACCATATGCATATTAGTCCTATTGAACCTGACCAAAGAACTCCTGATTATACTAAAGCTCTTGTTGCTGCTGCTAATGGAGCTAAATCTTATGTACAAATAGAGGGTACTTCTCGTAAAGATGGTAATGTAGAATTAGATGATAATGGAGAACCTCTTAATACTCATTTAGCTGTATATGTTAATATTAAAAAAGGTAAGAAAACTGTTCCTATAAAAATAGGTATTTTACGTACAGTTAAAGTTGATGGAGATTTATCTCATTTAAGTCCTGTAAGTCATTATTCTGGATTTAGTAATGTTGTTACAGTAAATTCTAATAATGATATATCTCTTGATTGTGATTTCTTATTTAATGCTCTTATAGATGAGAGTAGTACTGATGCTTCTGCTAAGCAATTATTTAATGATTTAGCTAAATTCTATATTACTATTCAAGATATTAATAATAGATTAAAAGCTAATGTAATTACTGCTGCTGAGGCTAAAAAAGAAATGTCTGAAGCCATGCCTTTAGATGTTGCTAAACGTATTCTTGGAAATTCACTTATTACTCAATTATTACGTTCTGAAAGATATAAATTTTATAAACCTGAACTATTAGATGAAATTGGTATGGCAAGAAAACTTGCTCGTGATATTTCTTCTATATTGTTTTATGGTCATGATTTTGATTCTTCTGACCCTACTAATTATAGTGTAGATACTATGGCTCTTGACGCTAATACTATGCGTGAAAGATATGACCAATGGAAACAAAAGGTTTATAGTAATTATGTTCACACTTATGAATTACAAAAAGGTCTTACAGGACAAGATTCTAAAGTAGATAT